ATGCTCACAAAGGATCAGCAGATAAAAGCGTTAAAGCCGGAAGATAAGAGGTATTCAAAATCGGTTGGTGAAGGTCTGCATATTGAGGTTATGCCAACGGGTAAAAAATCATGGATGCTGTCATACGTCAAAAATGGTAAGCGGACACGAACCAAGCTTGGCACTTATCCGATATTGTCGCTTAAAGATGCGCGAATGATGGCGCAGGATTTGCAGCGGCAAGCCCTGCTTGGTTACAGTGATATCTTGATGAAAGACTTGGTTCAAGAATGGCTGTCTGTGTACTCACCGACATGGACCAGTAAGAAATATCATTACACGGTAGTTTATCGCCTTGAGTTGGTGACGCACCGCATCGCAGAAGTTAAAGCCAATGAGGTGACCCGCGCCATGATTTCAGATGAAATCAGCCTGATACTAGCGCAGGGTAATATTGAGACCGCTAATCGCTGCTTACGGCTATTAAATACGCTGTTTGATTACGCTTTGGCAAAAGAGTACGTGCAGTTTAATCCATGTACGCTGGTTAGCAAAATGATTCCGGCGCGAAAAGTTATTAACATGCCTGCCTTGCCGATCACAGAAATGCCAAAATTTTGGACAGCGCTCAATTACATGGACATGGCGTTTGAAACAAAACAAGCGCTCGCGCTTTATAATTACTTTGCTTGCCGCCCAAGTGAGCTTGTTAAGGCAAGATGGGATACTAATGAGTTTGATTTGGATGCCGGCGTATGGCTTATTCCTGCGCATCGAATGAAGATGCGTCTTGAGCACATGATACCTATCGCTGACAAGCCACTTGAAATACTGCGGTCGCTTTATGAGCGTCGCACCAATGACGAATATATCTTTAAAAGCAGAACAAGACCATGGCTGCACATGCCCACAGAAACACCACTTGCCGCAATTAAACGTGCAGGTTACGGCGGTAGAATGACGACACACGGCTTTCGGGCGCTGCTATCAACCAATGCCAATGAGTCAAAACTCTTTGACAAAGACGTGATTGAGCGGCACTTGGCGCACGTTCCTCGCAATCGTGGGCGTGCAGCATACAATCGCGCAAAATATTGGGATGATCGCGTCCGTTTGATGAATTGGTGGGCAGATATTGTAACGCCTTGGATTTTCGATCAGGAATAAAAAAAGGGGCGTTAAGCCCCTTCTTCGTCTGTTTCTTTTGCAAATTCTGCTTCTTTGATCCGATCAACGGTTGATCGTTTCCACCACTTACGCCGACCTTGTTCGCGGTCCGGTGGGTATTTTTCAAGGTAGTTGTCTTTAAAGGTTCGGGTATCTTTAAACCCTAGTTCCTCGGTCACATCTTTTAATGTTAGCCATTCAATCATCTTGCACCTCATCTAATTTATCAAGGTTGGTTTGGATCACTCTTAAGCACCCTTGTATTGACACCGGATGATAATCTTTGATTTCTTTGAATAAGATGCGGTTTTGGTGCCGCAGCAATGACCGCGCAAAGTCGTAAACGTAGGGGTTTAGATCTCGCCCGCCGTCCGGCTGTTCTTTTAATTTAAAACCGTTGGCGATGGCGATTTCTTTGATTTGATTGTTAGTCATAATTAGCACCCATACCTCAAAGTGGTTGATGTATCGTAAATAATTTCGATGCGAGCACAGACATTGAAAAACTCCTCGCAATGTGGGCATTCTTCATTCCAGTCATCACCATCATGTGACCAACACTCAATCCAATCGGTCGTATCTATCTCTTTTTCACAATGCGGACATTTGGTATCGCTCATAGCTTTTCCTAGTATTTTTTACCGCCATCTTTTAAGCGGTTTTCAGGTTTATGGTCAGCGCGATTTGCATTGTAATTGAGCTTGTCTGGCAGGGCGTTTGCAACGTCCAATCCATGACCGCCGATGTAATCAAAAATACGGACTAGCGTGTCTGCCATTTCGACATCCTCCATTGGGTATTGCGGCAGGTGGTCGTCGTTAATACCTTTGCGGACACCCTCAACCGCTTCTGATATTTCGCTATGGATTAACGCAATCATTTCAAGCTTATTGCGCTGTAACGGCTCGCCAGTGTGAATATCGTGCCACCAACCGCCTTTAACGCTTGCTCCATGACAAGCATCAACTAACACCTGAATTGCATCTTGCAAAGTCGGTTTGCTTAAATAAGGCTGCATCTTTGGTTTGTAGTGATCATGAAAGCACCAGTGTTTAGCGTGCTCAATGCTTTCAAAGCCGGTTACATCTTCTTTTTTTTGCGTGAAAAGCCGGATTTTTTCGACAGCAAACTTCTCGCCATCTTCCACGATTTTGTAGCTGTGCAGCGCTGTTATAGCGGTATCGTTAGGCGACCATGCAATATGTTTTAAGCTCATTTTATTTATCCTTATTTTCGTTAGTTTCGTTATTTTTTTAACCACACTTGCCGCAATGCTGGCAAGTTGCATCAAGATTCAAGTTGATCGCCAGTAATTCTTTGGCAAGTTTTTTCATTTCTTCTGACATTGTTAAATTCCTTTGACGTACGGCTGCATCCATTCAGGATAATGCACCGTGTTAATGTAATTTTTGGCGTCGTTAATCGTAATTGACATGAAATCACCGTTTAAAGGCGCGTACTGAGTAACCCAATACGCTCTAACGTTGCTTTTGGTGCGAATGACGCGGTACAAAATACCCGCGCCTTGCGCCTCAACGATTTCAACATCTTTACTGCTAAACACTGGCTGCCACAACAAATCAACCAGTGGTGAGTTTGTATCAGCCATGCCAGCTCCTTACGCAAAAATGCGAATGTATGATGTTTCGTAGTCAATATCGCTTTCGCCAGCGGTTAATTCTTCTGCCATATCGCGCGCCACATCGACAATATATTCTTTTGGAATTATCGGCGTGACTACTTCCATTTCAGCAGGCGTGATGCTTTTGTCGTTCTTATTCATCAAGATTGATAGCAGGTATCGGCGCGGATGCTTAAAGATGCTTCGTGAGCTTTTGAGCCAATCACCGCAGCGCTTCACGCCTTTAATGATTGCCTCGTCGCTCGTTTCTTCTTTAAGCGATATTTGCATATATCCGCTAAATGATTTCACAAACTCACCATCTTGCCGGCGCTGTTCGCGGGCTTGGTTCTGTTTTTTTGCCGCCGCCTTTTTGCGCTTATCGCGCGCTTTAATTTTTGCCATGATTTACACTCCTTCAAACATTTCTATTTGCTGGCTTGCATCTTCTGATTGACCAACCTTAAACCTTTTAAGACGGTCAAAAATCATGCGAACCTTGGACTGCTCAAGCCAAACACAATTGGTTCGAATATTTACCGGCTTTTCATTTAATTCATCATTGATGATGGCAATATTTTGCGCGTAATTGATTGATGATAATAAAAAGTTGTCCTGTAACTCGCTGCCCCAATACGACTGAAAGTAGCGATACAATTGCACCTCAACTAAGTCGTCATCGTAAGCGCGAACGTACAAATCATATTTATAGTTGTCGGTAGGTAAATGAAGTATCGTATCGCCGGCAAAGTAGGGCGGCTGCTTAAACAATACTAGGTGATTGAATTTTGATACCTCACCAAGCCACTGCAAGCTATTAATTATTTTGCTGTCACTCATACCCTTTTCCTTTCAAAATAGTCCTGACAATCAAAGCAGCGCGTGACGCCGCCTATTGCTTGCCGCTTAGGTGGGATATCCTCGCCGCAGTCGATGCACTCAAACAGTGACGGCGCGGTGAATTTGGGTGCGGCTTGCGCTCTTGCCGCCGCTTCAATCTCAATGCGCTCTTGCGCTAGGTCAATTGCGTCAGCCATGTTGAGCTTCCTTTAGATAGCGTTTGATGCCAGGTTCGGGCGTGTGCGGTATAAGATCATCCGTCCACACCCAAGATACGCCCCTGCTGTTTTCAACGAGCGACCACTCATCAAAAACCCCTTTGAGCCAGTACGGCGTATGCGGATCGCGTAGGCGATGGCTGTAATGACCATCGACTTCTAAGATGCAGCCACGTTTGTTTTTAATCATATTGATCACCTATTTATTATTCAGCGCTTGCTGACAGGCTTTGACTAAGTACGGCTTATCTTTAATCGTATTGATTACCCAACCCAAAAATCCGCGTCTACTTGGATCTTTAACCATATCGACGATGCGTTCACCTTTGAATTTACCAATGGGCATGATTGTTGGAATCCGCGCTTTTTCGCTGGCTTGGTACAAGCTTTCCATATCAGTCACGCCGGCAAGCTCAACTAAGTGCTTGAGTAGCCAATAGGTAAAAGTGACATCCCAACCGGCTGAGTGAGCATTTTTTAGGTAGCGCCTAGCATCATTAGGGAATAAGCAGTAAATCAATGCGCCAAGCGAGTGACTATCAACCTCAGGCATCAATTCGCGGGCAAGGGCTAGGGTGCAAATCGCTTTGTACTGACTGACATCAACGCCGGCATTGGCTGCCACTTGAATGTCAAAATCGACGTTATGACCGATAATATAGGCGTCGCCTTTTGGTAGGGTATCCGGAACCACAATTTTATGACTATCACAAGCGCCCACATCGTCTAGCGTAATATGCGTGACAGACATTGAGCCAAAGCTAATAGCGCGGTCAGGAAGGCAGTTGACTAGTAGAGCAGGAAATAAATTATCGCCATAGTGATAAAAGTTATCCTCAATTAGTTCGTTGGCAGAAAATTTCACAAATTGATAGCCAAGCTGCGTGGCTTCAGCTTGTGGCGTTTTGTCCGTGGCTTCAAAGTCGATGATTAGGGCAGGGATGTTATGGTTTTGGTCGGGCATGATTTTTCCTTAGTTTAAATAGTTAAAAAGCCAAGACTTGCGTCTTAGCTTGTTTTTTTAGTGAATTTGCTCTGAGTTAATAGGCTGCTTGTTTTGCGGCGATTGACTTTGGCTGGCTTGCTGATTTGCAGCCTTTTCAATCATGCCGGTCAGTCCTGACTTTATCTCACCAAAACGACTGTCCGGCTCGTTAGCAAAATTTGGGTATTTAGCCCTTACTTTGCCTTGCATATCTTCAGGTAGGATTTTAAGCAACTTATCTAAGCTGATTAAATGGTCGTCATCCATATAGTAATTCTTGCCGCTATTGAGCCAATCGTTTAGATGGCTACCAACCTCCGGCGTAATAACAAATGGCGTTTCAGTACTAAACAGCTTGGTGCGGTCTTTACTGACCACAGCAAAATAACCTTCGTGTGACATATCAAACACGGTGGTAAACTCATACTCGAAGCCCTCGCGCATGATGTACTTCATACCAAGCTTAAATACTTTTTTGCCCTCTTGCACCATTTCGGACTTCATACGAACGGTGGCAATGATGTGGATTTTGCTGGTTACAATTTTTTCTAGCAGCCGTTGGTGACGCGGAGTAACTTCATTCCAAGCGGCGTAAGAGTTACCTTTGTACTTGGTTTTGGCAAGCAAGTTGTTAATATCAAGGCAACCGCCCGTACCATCCCATTCATGCGACATACTATCAATGATTACCGTGTCGTAACCGGCTTGTTCGACTGACTCGATCGCCTTAATGAAACGCTCAGGCTCGTAAGGCGCGGATAACTCCAAAACATCAAAGTCGAACTGGTCAGAGTAAAGGCTTGATGAGCCATTTTCGGTATCAATCATGGCAATCTTGCCGCCAATGCCAGTTGCAATTTGCAGTGCAGCGGTGGTTTTTCCACTACCTGACACGCCAGCAATTGCAAGGCGCAGCTTGGATTTTTTACGTTCAGCTTTGGTAAATTCAAACATAATCATTACTCCCAAAAATTCTTTTCTTGGACAAACGGCATAACGCTGCTGGCTTGGCGCGTTAAATGATCGATGTTGCGCTCAACCTTGATGCGATTTGGCTTGGCTTGAGCGTCAATCAGGTGATTGTCCATCCCCAAGATAATCGCTACCAAATTATCGTCACTGATAGCAGGACGCTCACTCAGTAGCATCACTTCACAATCTTGCGCTTGCGCTGTCTGCTGTTCCAGCATTTCGCGTTCATCATTGAGCCATTCCCATCCTGCGGGCTGGCTAGCGCTTAGGTCATCAAAACTCATGGCTGAGCCTCCCATTGCACGCTCATTTGCTTGATCCGGTACAGCGTCTCGTTAGCGTATTTGCTGACCGCTTTTTGCGCGGACGCCAAGTAAACCTCGTTATCTAGGCAATCATCAAAATCACAGTCATATTCCGACTGTGTGTAATAGCCTCTCTTGATGTCCTTTTGGACTTGCGCGTTGTGTGCTTGGGTGCTGGCTTGACGGTCGATTGCGCCGCTGGTCAATGGAATGGATAAAGGGATGGCGGCAACCAGTAAAACGGTCGCGCCGGCACGAAATGCGCGATGGCGCTTGATTTGTTCAATTTTTTGTTTCATAATGATTTTTCCATGTAAGAATGATCCGCTTTGAATTGCACTTCAAAGCGGTTTTTTTATGCCTAAATTTCAGGGTTAAGCTTCAATTTCTGATATATGTACAAGCTTTCCAGCACCATTGATCTTGCCGTAAAGCACATTGTCATCAATCGGCAATCCTACCGAGCGCATGGCGTAGTCTAGACAGGCGGGATTGCCGTCGCTGACCATCCAGCTTTTCCCAGTTAGGGTTTTCCAGTAGTTCTCTACGTGATATTCGGCGCCACCAATACCGTTCGCATTCGCTTTGATCTTCACGACCTTGCCAGCCAACGATGGTGTAGGTGCGTCTAAATTTTTATTTATGTCCATGATGTTTTCTCATTTGCCTTGGTACGATCCGCGATCAGTTGGCGTAGCGCCATCATATTTCTGTATGACCATTTTTTAGGAGCCGCTAAGTTGAGATTTACCGAGGTACTTGGGTAGCCAATGTTGCGATAGCTTTCGATATTGGCAGGGATTTTGTACGCAGAAATCTCTTTTCTAAGCTGCTGGACGCTGGCATCGCAATAACTGCCATTGATTTGCTTGACGGTTTTGAGCAAGTCCTCAAACAAACTTGCTGCCGCGGTGTTTTCGGTGTGAATGTTTATCTTGTAAGCCATACTGACTCCTTATTTAACTTCTTCGACCTTTACAAACTCAATCCAAGCGCCGCGTTCATGCTGGCGTGCCAGTGATTGAGCTTCTATTTTGTTGAGCGCTTCAGCTTGGATGCTGTGCTCAACGCCGTTTTTCTCGTAGGTGACTTGCCAAAGCTTTTTCATTTAAACCTCCGTGATTTCGTTGCCGTGTTCGTCAAATGGAATGCCAAACATAAATTCTTCGCTAGTTTCGCTAGTAGTGCTGATGGGGTAGTTGTAGCTATTGTTAATACGATCACAAACCCGAAAGAAGTCGCTGTGCTTCGCATCTTCGTAACTAACATCACTAGTCTTGATGAAAACCAAAAGTTGCTTCTCAAGCAGCTTCTTGATCCGTTCGTTGCCGCTCAATACCGGTTTATCACGCGTAACCGCTTCCGCCAGTTCGCGCATTTCAATAGCGGCTTTTGGCTCAGGCTCGCCGGCAAGGTGTGGATTGCGCAAATCTCTTACTGCTAGGATCAGCGCATCAATTTGACCTTTCTGATGAAAAGCATTTTTTTGCAGATCAGCAACTATTTTGTCTTGCTTCGCTTGCGACTTAATCAGCCGCGTCATTTCTTTTTTGTTCATAATTAAATCCTTTGGTTGATAAAAAGCCCACGATCGATGGTGTGGGCGGTGGGGGTTAATACACAACATACGACTGGCTGACCAATCGCATGTAATTTATTAACAGGTTGAATTAAGGCGTGAAGGTTCCTGCGTAAACTGACACTTTCGGTAAGGCTTCTTTGATCATGTCCACGAAATAAGTAGCGGCATCTTCTAGCAGCTTGTGCTCACCAACAATTCGGACGCCAAAGTTAACATCGTCATCATCAGTAATGATCAAAAGACGCGCGAGGATCTGTACTTCTGGCAGATCGTTATAAAGTGGTGCTTCCAATACCAAGAACCCTGGAAGCTGAACGGCTGAGCTTGCTTCGATATGCTCAAGCGCCGATTTGGTTGAACTCATGTCACGAACATCACTGGTCATTTCACGAGCTGATTTAACCGTTACACTGCGAAACGCATTAATCGCATTGCCAGCGCTGACCTGCTCACCCAATTCGCCATCGATAGCATGATGAAAAGATAGGCAGTACGCATAATCTTGCACAAATTCAATCAGGCGCTTTTGTGAAACACGGCTGATTCGCCGTAGGGCTTCAAATTCATTGGTGATATTCAAGACAAGATTGGCAGTGTCATCGGCGTGACCGGGGTGTGATTCATCGCCCAAATTAAATACCGCTTGGCTTGTCATTCGTGTGACACAAGTATTGTCTACAAAGCATTTATCAGCCGTTCGCGCTAATACATAATCCGTGAAGCTGGCAAGCGATGTGGTTGAGAACGTACCGCGAAAACGGTTGCGTTGGTCTTGATACTTTTCCGTGTCTTGCAGCTTGAAGTCGTCAGGAATGGTAATCAAGGATGGGGCATTGACGTTGCTAACGCTCATATCACGCTGTAAAGACAGACTAGCGATGGTCTGCGCGTCGTTATGGTTGGGCATGGATTGTTCCTTATTGGTGGGTTGATACGAGAAGTGACTTATTCGGCAGTGCTGCGTTCTGCAAACATATCGTGCTGATTTTCAGGGTATGAGCTGAGGCGACCGCCCTTGTTGACATACATGAGTGTGTCGCTTGGGGTCATTTCTGCGCGGTGACCGCGGCTTGCTTTAGGTGCTTTATAAGATAAGTCACATTCCATTTCGACTTGGTTGGCAGCTTTTGATGGCGCAAAGCGAAGCTTGATTGTGATCTCACCTTTTTTCTCATGAGCTGCAACGCTTTCGGCAACGTCTGACAGTACGTGTCCAAGCTGTTTGGCAAAAACACCGCCGTTCAATTCACCGATGAAATTTTCGGCATTGGTTGGAGTGGTCATAGGACCTCCTTCTTGATGATTGCCCTACAGGGCAGTTGATAAATAGCTACTGCTAAGCAATGACCCGCATCACTTACAATAGCCATCTATTGCGCCGACTCCTCGCGCCGGCGCGTTGCAAGATGGTGCTATGTGTTCAAATTTTTAAAGAGTTTTGGCAAGTGGCTCATCACGACTTGATGATTAAATTATAAGTAAACTTGTAAAATAAGTCAAAAGAATACTTATAAAACAAGAAAAATAATTGTAAATACATGGAAACTTTTATTAGTTTATAAGTTATTTATAAGCAGGCATAAAAAAACCACTCATAACAAGTGGTTTTTTTATAGATTATGAAAGGGTTATAGCATCCCTGATTGCCAAACAACACGACCTTGAATGTCGATATTATTAAACTGTTCTGCCTCAATTACAAAGTCAGGGTAAATATTTCTATTTGGATTGTCCGAGCGCATAATCCAACCGCTAGGGGTGTAAATCAATCTTTTGATAAACAACTTCCCATCAATGCAGATTAAATAAATTTTTGTACTTTTTGGCTCAATATCAACTGTATTGACCATTAATATCTGCCCATCCTCAATAGTGGGCTGCATGCTATCGCCGCTTGCTTGAATAACTGCTAATAAGTGAGCTTCCGGCAAGTTTTGCGCTCGCAACCAAGCTACAGGCATCGGCATACCATCTACAATGTTAACTTCATTAACATCAATCCCATCGCCGCAAGAGCCTACCACATCGTACTTTGGGATCATGACATACTCTTGTGGATCAGCTATTTCGCCATGACGACTACCGCCAATAACAACCACGTCATCATTACTTGGTATTTGACGCGATATATTTTCCTTACCGTCTGTCAAGTAGGCAACGCTTACTTTAAACACCTTTGCTATAGGTATAACAAGCCCACTAGATTTTGGCACATCGCGCTCAATTTCCGATATAGCAGCTTGAGAAACCCCAACTTTTGCTCCAAGGTCAGCTTGTGACCAACGACGCTTCTTACGTTCTTCCTTAACGCGTTCGCCCAAAGTCTTCATGAATATACCCATAGTTATAAGTCCTGACCTAAATATACCAAAGTTAAAACAAGTATACTTTTAATTATATTACAAGTAAAGTTATAGATTTCTTGTGTTTTACAAGTATTCTTATATAATGGTATAAGCAAAGGAGGTTGGTATGACACAAACAAAATGGCAAGAAATTATTGCCGAACTCAAAAAAGCAGGCTGGACTCAAACAGCTATCGCCAAAGAGTGCGGCGTATCACAAGCAGCAATTAACCAAATCAAACTTGGATCAACAAAAGAGCCAAGTCATAGCGTTGGTGAAAAGCTTATCGAGTTAGCAACTGTGGTAACCGAGGAGGCTTAGAAGTGATCGAGAAAGAAACAGCGGATAGTATCGCGCTTGGACTCATCAAAGCTGGCGCGATGGCTTTTACCTTAGCGCTTGCGCTTTTCACAATAATTTTTTGGTGAGGTGAGTATGACAATCGCTCAAAAAGCAAAAAGCCCATTAGCGGGAACTAATGGGCTTCTCAAAAACACTAATCAGGCAAACATCATAACTATAAACAACAGTGAGGATTATGCCATGAATTTTCCAGTTATTCAAGAACACAGAGAGTTGATCCAAGCGGTATCGGCTCGTGAGCTTTATGCCTTTTTACGAACCACTGAAAGATTCTCAAGTTGGTTTGATCGCCAACTACAATACGGCTTTATTGAAAATCAAGATTACTTAGGGTGTGAAGTTTTTAACACCCTAGCAAATCAAACACTTACAGATTTTTTTATCAGTATTGATATGGCAAAAGAAATATCAATGATTCAGCGATCAGAAAAAGGCAGGCAGGTTCGCCAATACTTTATCGAGTGTGAGCGCCGTTCACAACCAGCCTTTAATATTCCTCAAAGCTACTCAGAAGCTTTATTGCTTGCCGGCACGTTGCAGCAAAAGATCGAGCAGGATGCGCCAAAAGTTGCTCACTACGATGCCGTAGCAGACCGCAAAACCCTGCTAAATGCTACGCAAGTGGCGCAATCGGTCGGTATTAAGTCAGCTCAGGAGCTTAACAAGCGCCTTAATTTGGTCGGTGTCTATAACGCCAACTGTAAGCGCGGTAAGGCGTTTCAAGCGTGGTTTATAGAAAAAGGCTTGGGCGAAATGAAACAAGGCAATACAGGTCATTTGCAACCGTTATTCACCACCAAAGGGCAGATGTGGATTTATGAATTACTAAGCAAAGAGGTGGCGTGATGCACTATATAAACCACAACTTCACCGATTGGGATTTTGACACCAAACACATGAACCGCATCGAGAAAACAATATACCTCGACTTGCGGTCTGATTATTTTTGCCAAGAAAAACCCATTGATGCCGCCAACCGCGATTTGCTTGAGCGCCGTTTAAACATTCATAGCGATGACGAAAAGCAAGCATTGGCGTTTGTACTTAAAGACAAGTTTAAGAAAAAAGGTAGCAGCTATGTTGCTCCTGAGTGGGACAAGATCATTAAAGATTACCGCTACCAAGAGCTTATCACTGCCATTGGTGATATGACGCGCAAATTAAAAAAAGCAGGATTTGATGTTCCAGTCAATGCAGGCACGGCAGCTATCCGCGAAGCTTACGCGAAACACTTTGGTTTTGACAAGCTAACGCGAATCACTAACAAGGCAAACGCTAATGCAATCGCTAACGGCGAATCTAAAAACGGTAACGGCGCTAACGAAAAAGAAAACGCTAACGCCAACGAAAGCGCTAACAGCGAAACCGATAACGCTAACGCACCAATGACTAACGCCGAGCGTCAAGCCAAATCAAAAGCTGAACGCAAATTTTTAGTTGAGAAGCTAAGAGAGTTGGGTGAGCAAGTCACGCAAAAGACCGCCATTGATAGCTTACGCAGTCTTTATAACAGTCATTTCGGAAGTGATGCTATTAACGATATGGAAGCAGTTGAGACCGCCAACGAAAGAGAAAACTCTAACGCTAACGAAAATGCTAACGAGCAAACACTAACCGCTAACGGTGCTAACGAAAAAGAAAACGATAACGCCAACGAAAGTAACGGGCGAAAAACCGCTATAACCATAAACCATAAACCATTAACCATTAACCATGAACCAGTAACCAAAAACCAAGAGAGTGAGAGCGCGCCCGCGAAAAGCGAAACCGCTAACGAAATCTTGGCATCCAAACACAACAGCGAACAACCCCAACCCTTAGTTAACGAAAAAAACGAAATAAATAAAAATGTTCCGCCGGCACCAAAATTTATCGACCCTGAAATCTCAGACAAGGCGCGTGATGTTCGTGAGCAGCGAGCTTTGCAGGTAGAGGACTGGCAAGAACCAAGCTTCGTTGACGCCAAAGAGTTGTTGTTTATTGCTGGCAAGCAAATGAATCTCACTGGCACCGAATACCGGATGATGGTGGAGGATTTTAAAGCGTATTACGCAGGTCAGGCGGACATGGGTAAAGCCTTAGCGCCAAGAATGATTCCAAACAAATTCCGTCAGTGGCTTATCAGTGAAGTAGAGAAAAAAGCCACTCTGAGCCAAACAAATTATCAAGGACAAAATCATGCAAACCATCAATCAGCTAACAGCCAATATCAGCAACCAAAACAATCAAGCGCTGATGCGTATGCCGCAGACCTTGCAAGACAGCTCGCAGAATACGACGCAAATCAGTATCAATAAAACCCAGGTCGCTGAAATGTTCGCTAAGTGGAAGATTTACTTTAAATCAAAAATGAAAGATGAGGAATGGGGGCTGACCAATATCTTGCTTTGGACGTCAGTATTGAATGAATTTGCCATCACAGAAAAAGAGCTGATTGAGGGAACAACTAAAGCTTGCTTTGCAAGAGAGTTAAACGGCTGGCCACCGACGACCGCAACGGATTTTATCAACGTGATCAGAGGCGAATTAATTAACAACTACCCTGATATGCGCCAAGCCTACCTTGACGCTGCCAACAGCAACTACAGCGCCCATGCGGTGATTTATGAGACTGCCCGCCGCGTTGGGTTTTGGGATTTGAAATCCAAATCGGAAAGCGTGACTTACAAGTCTTGGCAACAGCATTACCCCAAGGTCTGTAGTGAGCACGCCAGCGGCGCTCAGTTTGCACTACCGAAAGAGCGCCAACTGAGCTACTCACACACGCCAGTCCAACCAAACAGCCCATTTAACGCCAAGATTGACGCCTTTTTTGAGCAGTTTGGCAGTAAAGGTAAGGCGGCGGTGCAATGATGAATCTATTAAATAATTTTAGTAACTCGCGCTATTGGCAACCGTTCTTGGTGTTTTGGTTCTTAGTGAATCTTTTTGCGCTTGTTGTCACGGGGCTTAATAGCTGGGCGTTTGGCTTGGGTGTAATGACCTCTGTTTTGATTGGTGAATTAGTGGAGGGCTAGGCATGAGTGTTATCAAGTTTGAGCAAAAAGAATTTCAGGTCGTTAACTCTTGCGAGCATGACAACCTTGTGATCGATAGAGCCAATAAATCCATCACTTGCAAGGATTGCAAAACAGCGTTAGACCCTTTTGACGCCATCATGAGTTACTCAGATGCGTTAGATGATTGGGCTAAAAGACTTGAGCGATATTCTGAAGACACTAAGCGCGAAGCAGCTAAGAATAAAATTATTGAGCGCCGGCTTGATGGTAAGAGAAAAACCAAGTGCCACCACTGCAACCAAGTCACGGAAGTCAGAATCAAGCAACCGACACTTTGGGAAGTTCACGCTGAAATGGCAACGAAAGAGTTTTAAGGAGCTAGGCATGAAAATCAAGATCGGTAGTCAGTGGATCGCGGATGGTGGTATGAGAATTGAGATTGTCGAAAAACTTGAGCATGGTCGCTTTGAGTACAAACATCTAAACGGCTGCTTTAATGGCATCGTGTCGCTCAAGACATTAATGCAGGGATTTGAGGAGGTGAGCGCGTGAGGTATCTAAGTTTGTTCAGCGGAATCGAAGCAGCAACGCAGGCATGGGCGCCACTTGGTTGGGAATGTGTCGCAGTCAGCGAAATTGAGCCGTTCCCTTGCGCCGTGCTTGAGCATCATTACCCAAGCGTTCCAAATTTAGGTGACGTGACCAAAATCACTGAGCAGCAAATCAAGGATTTAGGGCAGATTGACTTGGTGGTCTTTGGTTCGCCTTGCCAAAATTTATCGGTCGCCGGAAACCGTATGGGGCTTGCCGGCAAGCACTCCTCACTATTTTACGCAGCAATGGAAGTTATTAAGCATGCAAGAAAACACTGCAACACAAGATTTGCACTTTGGGAAAACGTACCGGGCGCATTCAGCTCAAACAAGGGCGCAGACTTTGCAGCAGTGGTTAGCCACATGGCAGGACTCAGCGACATTGAAACACCCAAACACGGTTGGGGACGCGAAGGCGCGGCGTTGGGCGATCATGGATTGCTCGAATGGGCAGTTTTGGACGCACAATTCTTCGGATTGGCGCAGCGGCGCAAGCGTGTGTTTGCTGTCATCGACTTTGGAGAGTGGGCAAGTCGACCACCGATATTACTTGAGCGCGAAAGCTTGCGCGGGGATTCTGCGCCGAGCCGAGAAACGCGGCAAAGTGCTACCACCAATGCTTAAGGACGCCTTGGAGTTAAGGGCTTTGCAAAGCAAAGAGTAGGCGAATACAAGGACGGCGAGATCGCATCAACTTGCGCCGCTCGTGACTATAAAGATGCCACAGACCTGATCGTCTGCCATGGCTCGCAAGACCCGATTTGCAACTCTCATGTAGCTAACGCGCTTGGTCGCAATAGCGGTCAGGAAAATGTCATTGCTATCGCTGGCAACATCATTGGTCGCTCAGAAGGTAATGGTGGCAATGGTAATGGCTTTGATGCTTCAGGCGCTTGCTACACATTGACAGCAACTGATCGTCATGGCGTGGCTTACGGCTGTTCGCCTACCGCCTTGGATGCAGCTAAGGTTAATGCTATCACCGCCTCCTATGGTCAGGGCGGCGCAGATTTAGAAACCAAGCCATTAGTTTTGATTCCGCAGAAAGCCAACGTTCATTCTTTTGACAGTGCAAATATGAGCCTTAGCTTGAATGAAGAGGTTGCAGCAACACTGTGCGCACACAACGCCAAGCAGCCGCAATCGGTTTTCCAACCGCCAAGCGTTGTCCGTAGGCTTACGCCGATGGAGTGTGAGCGATTACAAGGATTTCCCGATGGATTTACCAAAATTCCTTATCGCGGCAAGCCGGCAAGCGATTGTCCTGATAGTCCACGTTACAAAGCGCTTGGCAACTCAATGGCGGTTAATGTGATGGCATGGATCGGTCAGCGGATTCAGCAAGCAGTAGCAATCAAAGTTTACCTCAAGGAGGTTGCATGACTACTAAACCCCAAAATCCCGAGGTCGAAGAAGAAACTTGGGAGCAGAAGATCGAGCGGCACATGGCTGAAAAAGGCTATACGGACCTAGACGATCCTGAGCAAAAGCGCAAGTTTGGTGAGTACAAACCTAAATTTAATGGCTACAAAGCAAACGATGAAGCCCATGCCAAAGCCAAAACGAATTACAACAAGGCTAAGCAAAACCTCGAAACTGGCAGCGCTCCACTTGCTTTGACTTACAACCAAGTAAGGGCAGTGAGACGGACTAGGGCAGATGTTATCAACCAAAATTTCGACTTGCCGGCAGGCGAGACAAAACCAACTATCCGGAAAATCCGGACAGTTCAAGAATCCGAAAAGCCAAAAGCTGAAATCCTAGATAAGCCAAAAACGCCATATAAGCCGCTTAAAAGTGTAAAAGCGACCAATGCGCCAAAAGACCTTCCAAAAGCGCCTGAGCGCAAGATTATGGCTCAACCTGAGCCGGTTATCGCTAAGGGTTTAAGTGCGAAAGAAAAACAAGGGCTATTGCTTGAACGTGCTTGGTTGAAATTCAAGCTTGGCGGCATGGACCTTGATGCTTTGGTGGCAGAAATTAACAGCATCAAAAAAGCGACGTTGAGCGAAGCTTATTCTCAGTTTGAGGTGATCGCCAAGGCGAACGCCACCACAGTTGCGCAGATCGTTAAGGCGGGCAAGCAGCATGGCTAAGCGACCAAAATCAAAGCTGTCTTGGTCGGATATTGCGGCAAGCAAGGTGGGTCTTAAAAACAAAGCCAAACTTGCCGCGTTTGCTACCGACAAGCCAGCCAAGCGCAAATATAACAATGAGCCGGTAGTTATTGACGGCATTAAATTTGACTCAATTGGCGAAGGTGAGCGTTACAAGCAATTGCGAGATTTTGAGCGCAAGGGTTTGGTTAAAGATTTGCGCTTGCAGGTCAAGTACAAGCTGACACCAAAAACCAAAACAGACAGCGGCGTGACCGTTCGCGCTATGTTTTATATCGCCGACTTTGTTTATTTCAATAACCAAACAGGGCGCGAGGTGGTTGAGGATTTCAAAGGTCGCCGAACGCAAACCTATATCAATAAAGCAAAAAATATGCTTGATAAGTACGGCATCGAGATTTACGAAACAAACAATAAAAATCTGAAGGAGTGGAAGTTGTGAATGAGTACGACTTAATGATTAAAAGTCCTGATGATGTAAACCTTGCCTGCGCTTTGGGTGTTGAGATCAGAAAAATGCGCCAAAAATGCGGCTTAACGCTGCTAAGTATGGCTGACGTGATGGGCTGGCAAGTATCAAAGCTATCAAAAATTGAAAATAAAATCGGCGCATTAACGTGTCTTGATGACGCCAATGCGATTAGCAGTTTTTGCAGATCAAAGGGCTACGACTTGCCGGCGCGTCCCGAAGTGTTGTCTCAGGTAGGTTATTTGAGCGACCGTAGCGAAAAACTTAATGAATTATCAGAAGCGATCAAACAAGGAGCAGGGCTGTGAGTGATGTTAAAGAATGGAAAGATTATTGCCCAAGTTGCGGCAAGATCCAAGCGCCGCAAAGCATTGATGCTATCGCTATTAAAAATGGTGGTGTCTGCCAAATGTGCCAGTTCATTAAAAACTGCTCAGACGATAGCGCGGATATTGACGGTATAGAAGATACCGCGCCTATGAAGCAGATAGAGCTTGGTCGTGGATGGTTTAACGAAAGCGGGTATGAGTGTGAAGTAACGCGGATCACATCAACGGTTATTGAGTATCAATATACTGGTGGACCGGGCTTTATGGCGCTACCGATTTCGGATTTTTTAAAAACTTTTTCTAAGAGATCAACCGCCGACCAAATCCTAAAAGACGCCATTGCCATCATGGTTGAACGTGGCAAGTCTTACGATAAAAACGGCAACGATAAAGAACGCTCAATGCCGCAAATTGTAGCTGCTTTTGAGGCAGTAACGGGCATTAAGCTCACGCCTGAGCAGGGCAATAAGTTTATGGTCATCGTCAAATTGGTGCGCTCAGAGCAAGGCGAGGACAAGCCGGACAATTACATTGATGGGGCGGCTTATATGGCGCTGGCAGGTGAAGCGGCAATGGAGAGTGTGACCCATGGATAGATCACAAGCGGTTATTGAGGCGGCGAAAAAAGTAAGGGATTCGCTTAAGGAGTATGAAAGCGATAAGACCGCAACTGGTGAAATTTTTTACGCTGAAATGATGGTGGAATCGGTGGATTTACTGGTGGAGGCGGTAAACGACTATGAGGCACAAGGAGCACATCATGAATCTCAGCTTTAATCAAGTCATAGCGTTGATCGCGGCTATTGCTGCGGTCGGACTGGCGCTGGCAGGCGTGGCTGACGGCAATTGGCTGAGCCTGTTTTGCGGAGTGGTTTGTGCATTATTTAGCGCATGGTATTTGGTGCGCGATAGTAAGGCAAAGGCGGGTGCGAAATGAAACTGATTGACAAGTTCGCACGCCGACCAATCCTAACTTTTAGCAGCTTATTTCAAGCGCTTGCCGCCGCATTAATGCTTTGGCAGTGGTATTTCAGCGGTAGCATGAGCTGCTTTTACGGTGGCGTAGTTTGCGTTTTGGGCGGTTCTGCGCTGGCAAGCTTGATTGCGGTGATGGCAAATGAGCGATAAAGCTTTTACGGCTGGTCAAAAAGAGTGGCTCAAACGGCGTGATGCTGCGCGAGCCAACAAGCCAAATGCTTGGGCATACTTTAAAAATATCGCGCTTACGGTTGATGGTGTGCTTTGTGTTGGTATGAGCTACAACCATGATTTGCAGCGCTATAGCTGCACCTACCTAATCGGTGAGGATGGCAAGATCGATACCGAAGGCGATAGCCACCGCTGGGATGCTGAAGGTGGCGCATTGACGGATTGTGCTGATTTGAATTTGGGGTCGGTTAGCGACTCAATTTATAAGTGTTGAGGGAATTATGAAAAAGTTAACGCAAGATGTTTTTAATGGTGCGCCGGATTGGGTTAAAAGTGCGGCTATTGACGCTGACGGTTGGGTCTGGGGTTATGACAAAAGCAAGTCCGAACTCATGCAGGGTCTTGAGGAGTTTTTCGGCAGCCCTAGAGGGGTGTGCCATCTGGGCGATGAATACGATGGGAGTGATTGGCAAAACAGCGCGATTGATAGGGTTTGATTTGTAGGCATTAAAAAAGCAAAAACCCACGCTGGCGGGCGTGGCTTTGGTGCGATGGTGAGTCACAACGAGATTATAGAGGGTTTGGGATTGGCGGGCAAGCTGGGGGACGTTGTGACAAAAAGGATAATTTATACAAATCGTGATATTAAAGACGTTAACGAGGTTTTGGGAGCGAATTTAAGAGCCGCGCGAAACAATGCAGGGCTTAGTCAATCGGATGTTATGAAAGCAATTTGGGGTGTGACTGACAACCGTAACCGCATTTGCGAGATTGAAAAGGGGCGCAAAAGCTTAACCGTGATTGAGATTTTAAAGTTTCAGGAGCTTTACGGCTGCTCACTTGATTACTTATGCGGCTTGTCGGTTGAGCCTGAGCTTGATGCGCTGGCAGGGACGGTTAATCATGTGGTCAACCAATCGCGTGATATGGTGGATTTTTTGACCAATCAGATGGCAGAGGTTTTGATCGGTCATGTTAAAAGCGTATCGCAGGACAATTTAGGTGCGCTGCTTGAAAACGCTAAGGCGCTTTGCAATCAAATCAAAAGCGACTTGCCGGCAGGTCAAATCCCATCAATTCAAATGGCAAAGGCTTTGCGTGATGCTCAAGATACGATCCGAATTATCGAAGATGAAATATTAAAGCAGCAAATGGCGGTGCAAACTCAATTGTCGCAGCGAATGGAGCGTGTCGATTTAGAAGACAAACACCACATGATGCTGGATCGGCGTAGAGGTTATCAGTTTTCTTTGCCACTACCACGCCCACAGGTGATTGATGATGGAGTGATTGATGAAGTATAAGGATATGCCGCTTGATGATGTTTGGGCAGCTGCTAGGTTTATTTGGGAGAATACACCAAACATCAGCGACCGTGAAATGGTTGAGGAACTAACGATTCACTTTGGTGATGATGCACCAAAGTCGAATGGAACCATCAGTAAGAAAAGAAATAAAGAGGGGTGGGAAAAGGTCAAAACAGTTAGAAAAGTGGAACCAGTGGCGGAACCAGTGGAACCAAAACCATCAAAACAGGCGAAAAAACGGAACCAGTTGGAACCAAGAAGCGAAGTGGTTCCATCAAAAACTAATAATGTCGAAGCGGTGGAACCAAGAACCAGTTTGGAACCAATGCAGCAAAAAATAGTGGAAATTTACGACAAGGTGGTGATGGACAGCAAGGCTCGTGCCGCCATCATCCAAAAGACGCGCCGGCGCTTTGCTCGTCTTGGTCATCTTGCCGACAAAGGTATAGAGATAACTGAGCAAATGATCCACGATGTTGAGTTTGGGGGCGATGGCGAAGAAATCCAAAAAGCGCTTGTCTTGACGGACAGTATCGCCACCACACTTGATAAGTTTTCACGATCAATGAAAATGATCGCCGAAGTTGAAATGCCGCTTTGCGGTATTGCACCTGAAGACTTTAAAGAGTCCGAGCAAGACCGCCGCCTAGGAGCGCTTGATAAACTTAAGGGTATTGATATTGCAGAACGTGCCGCGCGCGACAAAATGCTTCCTGAACTCAAAGAGCGTTTGCGCCGAATGGAGCAGATGGACGAATCAGGCGTAGCCCTTGACGACTTAGACGCTGAAATGGACAGCGAGATTGATGAGATTGACTATACGGCAGTTGATGACTAGCTGGCACGCCAAAGGAACACTGGCGCGGCTTTCACGCTTGCAAGTGCCATAATCTAAGAACAATCTTAGATTAAAAAGGCACAATTATGGCTATTCAGTATGATGACGCCGGCTTCATTGTCGGCATCAATAAAATGCGCGAGGGGATTGACCGCGTTCATGATGACACGCAAGAGATTATCCAAGTCTTAAAAAGTCAGATGCAAATCGCCAATACGCGCATGGCAAAACTGACACGAACGCTTGAGAACCGCTTAATCCAATCAAACAATCAGCAAGCGGCAAGCAATCGCGCTGAGCGTCAAAGGCAATCAGCGGGAAATAACAATCCACGTCCGCCAAGTAATGCGCCCTTAAACCGCAATCCACAACCGCCATCACGGATAAGCGCCGGGTCTGTAAGCGCTCGCGAACGCGCTGAACAGCGTGAGCGGTTGCAGCGTGACTCACAAGGTGGAGAAAACAGCGCCGATCTTGCTGATACTGGAACGGATAGCCAAACGCCGCGCCGGCGCGAACGTGACAGTAACGGACGATTTACGTCAGGAAGTAGCGGTGCGGATGATAGACTTGCCAGCAAGCTAAATGAAAGTATTAAAAATCTAGGTCAAACCGGAGTCAATGCTGGCGGCGTCGATCCGGTGCTTGACAGTCTTAATGAAGCCAAGACATTACTCAGCCCGCTTGGACGCGGTGCAAAAATGATTGGTCGTGGCGCTAAGTTTAGCGTGTCAAAGTTTCGCTCAATGAAGCGCCGTGAGCCATTGCCACAAGATCAAGATCGGCACAATCGTGAAAATGAGAAGTTGCTTGATAAGATTTGGAAGGCAATACTAAAAAGTAATCGTAATTCCAGCGGCTTTGGTGGTGGCTTGCTGGGCGGTCGCGGCGGTCGTGATAGAAACCGCCGCCGGCGTGGTCGCGGTCGAGGTGGCTGGCGTGGGACCTTGGGACGATTGGGTGAACTTGGTGGTCGTGGTCTTGGTGCGCTTGGCAGCGTCAAAGGATTGGGGGCATTAGCAGCGCTTGCCGGCGCAGGTAGCCTTGCAATGGATTGGGGAGGCTTGAGCAAGCAAGAAAAAACCGAACAAGTTGGTTCGGTTGCAGGCGGTGGCGCGGGTGCGGTCATTGGCGGTGTGGTAGGATCATTAGGTGGTCCTATTGGGACAATTGCCGGCGCGACTATTGGCGGCTGGATTGGCAGCAAAGGTGGTGAGGTTTTAGCAACCACCGTTTCGCCTTATATTTCAAGATGGACCACAAATCTTAACCGCGCTGATCTGCCAAAAGCTATGCTTAAAGGTTTTTTGGGTGGGTTGAATCCTTTTTTTCTTGGCTCAAAAACGGTTTGGGGTTGGTTTAAAGGCAAGCTGTCAAACATGGTCGGCTATGACGAGGGTAGCGCCGGCGGTGATGGCGGCGGCAGCCTATGGGACCGCATCAAGGCGACAATGGGTTTTGGTGGTAATGCTGGTTTTTCAGCGGATGGAACGCCGGCTGACGCTGCTATGAAAGCGTCGGATCATGCTATTCAAAAAGCAGCTATGGTATCGCTTGGTAAGTGCGCAGAGTATGTAAACAACGCTTTTAGATCACAAGGCTTGCAAGCACAAGGAAATGGTAAAGACGTTGCTGGCAACCTAATTGCGCTTAACAAGGGTAAATTTAAGCAGGTTCAATACAGCGATAATTACGTTCCGCAAATTGGTGATGTTATGAGCATGACGCCAAGCAGTAACTCAAAAAATGGCGCAGGTCATGCGGCAATTTATACTCGCGACGGTTGGGTTTCAGATTTTAAACAAGGCAATAAATATGGCAATACCGGTGCGCCAAGCAAAACTTATTATGAAGATATTAAATCAGGGCGGATTAAGCCAGTTATCGCAAGAATGGTAAACCCTAATGCGGGATCTAGCGGATCTAGTGCGCCTGCATCAGCAACATCAAGCGGCAAGGCAAAACAAGCCATGGACTATTTTATGAGTCAGGGCTGGACGAAAGCGCAAGCAGCTGGCATTGTTGGCAACTTGCAAAAAGAAAGTCAGTTTTCAAACGATGTAATTTCAGGACGCAAAAAGGGCGATGGCGGCAAAGCGTATGGTTTGGCGCAGTGGCATCCGGATCGTCAAGCTAATTTTAAAAAAGCGTTTGGTAAAAGCATTTCGCAATCAACTTTTCAGGATCAGCTTAAGTTCGTTAACTACGAGCTGACTCGCGGCACTGAGCAAGGCGCGGGCAATAAGCTTAAACGGGCAACTTCAGCCGCTCAAGCCGGCGCAATTGTGTCGCAATACTATGAGCGCCCAGCTGCCGTTGAGGCGGAAAAGCGAGAGCGAGCAAAGTTGGCTGAGGGTATTTATCGCAGTCACGCTACTACTGCAACCACTGCCCCGCCAAAAACTGCCGCACCCAAAGGCAGTAACATCAAAGCTGCCTCAAGCTTTATGCCGGCAAGCCAAAATTTTGGCGCAACGCCATCACGTCTACCTATTATCCCCAATATTGTCATCCCAAGCATGCCAAAGATTACTGAAAGACTCGACAGCGGTGGCAGCAATAAGCCTATCGTGTTGCAGGCAAGTAGTGATACAATCTCGCAAAACATATCAGATAGAGGATTGGCTCATGCAATTACCGGCGGTTTGGGGCAAGATCGGTGGGGTTAGTTTGGCGTTATTATTAAGTGCTTGTGCTCAGAAAAATATTGACGATGAAGTTGAGCCGGTGGCAGATGATGCTGCCGGCTTGCCTTTTTCGGCAGATGAAAAAGCGAAAAGCGACAATCCATGCCTGCAATCTTGGGTGCTTGATGGTATTCGTGATAACTTTAAATCAAGGGCGTTTGAGCTGCTAAGCAACAAGCGCGGTGCTCAGCCGGAATTTGTAAGCCTGATTGATAATATCGCTATTGAGTTTGACTATATCAGTGCGCCTAACTATCAGGTTGATGACAGCGTGGACTGCACCGCCCAGACAACTATCAGCTACTATGGTGACAATGAAACTGACCCTAAAATCGTCACTAAAACCGCCAATTCCATCGAAAACCACAGGTATAACGGCTCATATTTGGGATTGGGGCTAAACCCTTACAATGTGACCGAAATGAGCGTCCAAGATAATACAATTAGCACGCAGATCCGCTATAAGATCGCATCAAGTTTTACTGAAAATGGTGATCAACAACAAAGCTACCGTTATTGGGATAACGGCTTGACCAAGATGCTTGCAACGGTTGCTGGCGCGGATGTATTTCAGAGGCAATTATTTGAGCGCAATGCCACCAAGAAGCAAGAGGCAATGGCGGCGCAAGAACAGCGCGATATTGAAACTAAAAAACATATTGCAGAGGTTGATCAGCATTTCCGCGATATGGTGGCAGACAACGAGGCGCGCCGGCAAGCGGATGATACGAATAACAATTATGATGATTACGAAGTTGACTCCGCAAGTGCTGACGCTGCCGACCAAGTGACTGTTGATGCGCCGGAGTATGAATAACTAAGCTTGGAACAGCAAGCCAGCCACTCCTTAATCACCCCTTAAAATAGATGGCAATCATCATAGTTTTAAGGGGTTTTTTCATGTTAAAAAAAACACGGGTTATTAGCTACAATCTAGCTGACCGTGACCGCGCTCACACGGGAACGGATAGGTCGGATTTAGATATTGCGTCAATGATTGAGCGTATTAACGCGCCTGATACGCAAGAATTGGTTAAAAATGGCGATATGTTTGGCTATTACGGTCACGAAACGCGGGCGCGATTTGGCATGAATCCGCCGGACGTTTGGGTTAATCCACAAACTGGTGAGAATATCCGCATTGAGCCTGCTTTTCGTACCATCAAACTATCGGCTAGCAGTGATGGTACGGTCACCACTCAGCATGAGTTTTTAGAAACGGACGCCGGCAAGTACTCACTAGGACTTTATAGTAGCAATGCCGGCGGCTTTAGCAGCGCTATTATCCGCCGTAAAAATAATACTGGTCTTTATGATGTGACCGGATTTCATGGTTACGATTACGTCAACCGCCCCAACTACAATACCAATCGTGGTGGCGGTATGTTTGACGCTTTATTTGTCGAAAATGCCGATGGCGAAATGGCGTTTGATAGCACAGATAACATCACGCCTGAGCGCGCCGCCCTGCTTAGCGCCCTTGAAACGGCAATCTTAAGCCAGTTTGACAGCATCAGTACCGCCCTATCCTCGCAAACGATAGTTAATCACTACCAAAACGAGGCAATGGCTGCTCAAAATGCCTTGATTAATCGTGATCAAAAGCTTGAGCAATTGCGCCAAAAACGCGCGGCGCGTGAGCTTGAAGTGTTTGACAGCTTAATTTGTCCAAGCCAGCCGTTTAGCGAACTTGTGGCAGATTGGGACGGCTTTATGAGTCAAGGCACCAGTGATAATGATCTCAAAACAAGCCAGCAAGCCAAGCAAGAAACAACAACTGCCCAACGCGAACGCCCACGCGTGTTTAGACACCGCTAAGGAGGCGTTATGAGTAATATTAGCCGCTTACTATCGCCGCGTGAGTCGATTCAAATGGCGTGGGGCTTAAAGCTTCGTGATTTTCGCCAATGGTGCTCGCCATCCAGCCAAACCGCCATCACTAATTGGAAGCGCCGGCGCATCGAGCAAGCCATTATCGTGTCACGAACCAACATGATGGATGATGTTGAGGCGCTGCTTAAAAGCGTTCAGCAAACCGATAACGCTGCCAATGCTGGCAAGAGTCATGCCGGCGCGTCGGTCAGCTTGCCGGTCATGATCACCGCCATCAGCGCTCTTGAAAATCCACCTGAGCGTGATGTGGTGATTGGCTTTCCAAACTGGCAGGACGTTGTTGTACCTAGCGACCCTTTGCAGCGCGCCGTTCAAATGCGAACCACGCCAGCAAGTTACCGCTGTCAGGTGGCGTTTTTTGCGCCAAGTGAGCATGCCTGCGCTGCCATCGCCAATCAGTTTGTTAACTTTTGGAAACATGAAGGCAAACGCGCCGTCAAAGTGGCTTATGAGGTGGGCTACGCCGGAACAAGCGTTATCCGCGATATTTGGGATTTTCGGGTGATCGAGAACACGCTTTATCCGGACAAAGCCGATACCGGCATTAAAAACGTCTTTGCGGTGACAATTGATTGCGTGATTGCAGGTACTGAGCCAATTATTGTAGGTCTGGGCGCTTATGGTGATGACATTACCGACACTGGCGAGCCGGACGGTAGTATTCCACCGGGATTGCCGCCGATTGAAGGTAATATCACGCCGCCGGATGTTTTGGGCAAGTACGTGATCGAGGCGGACGCCATCGAGGAGGAGGCTGGACGCCATACGCGCGTCACCATTGACCCTGAAACCCGAATTATCACCGAAACGGACATGACCCGATGACAGCGCCGGCAGCAGAAAAAAACCCAAACATCATCATCATTGATTCACGCGCTGCCGGTTACGATGGTGAGCCGGTGCGCGTTCTTGGTGTGACGCTGAGCAATAGCAGCTTGATAAACATTCGGCGCACTGCAGATTGGAGCGAGCAGCCCAAGCCAAAGGACGACACCATGGTGGTGACCGACACGCCAGCGGTGTTTAAGCATTGGGGGTTGTCTTTTTCTGAAAAAGACAATATGCAGGCGGTGATGGCGGCTTATAAGGCAGCGGTCAGTGCCAAAACGCTTAAGATTGATGATTCACTGCGCCATTATGAGCCGTCAAACGTCATTCAAACGCGAAAGGTTGATGAGCGCGGGCGCGCATTAGAGTTTGACTCAATGGGAATGAATAACGGTCATATTGCCATTTTGCTTGCAGTTTGGGCGGCAAGGATGGCGCATGGCGGTTACATCATTACCTTGCCTGACGATGCGGTTGATGATGGCGATGATGATTTTGACGGCGGGATATTGCCGTTTAGCGTTTAGCGTTTAGCGGTTTTAATTATGAATAACTTGCTTGAGTTGCCCGAGTGGTTTGAGGCTTGCGAGCGCTATCGCTACGACATCACGCGCTTTGCGGTAGAAGCTTTAGGGATGACCGCTGAGCAAGGTCAGGCGGTGACTTGGCAGCAAGAATTGCTGTTTGACTCAATCGCTATTCCCGGCAGTCGAACGTCGGTGGCGTCAGGTCATGGCTGCTTTGGTTATGGTACTTTAATCAAGCTTGCTGATGGTAGCAATAAAGCTATTCAAGACATCACCGTTGATGATGCAATCATGGGTGATGACGGGGTAACGCCGCGTGATGTGATTGATTTGGTAAGGGGGCGTGAAAATCTATATCGCTTCACTTATAGCGACGGCTCAAGCCATGTATTTAACGAAAGTCATATTCTATGCTTGCGACGCGCCGGCAAGGTTAAAACGCTTTCGGTTCGAGAGTATCTGCAAGATGGTGGCGGCATTGGGTTTTATTGCTATCGCTTTATCAATGGCATCTATATTGACTTGCCAGTTTGCCGCGTTGAAGCGCTTGGCGAGGGTGATTATTACGGCTTTGCTTTAGATGGCAACGGTCAGTTTTTAGGTGCTGATGGCACGGTTTTGCACAATACCGGAAAATCACGCTCCGCTGGAATCATCGCGCTTTGGCATCTGCTTTTTTATCCCGAATCGGTCATGCTGTTTACCGCGCCTCAAATCGGTCAGCTAAAAACGGTCGTTTGGAAAGAGATTAATATCTGTTTGCAGCGATTGAAAAATAATAAAGATTTGGGCTGGCTTGCAGACTTTGTGGTCAACCAAGCTGAAAAAATCTACATCAAGGGGTTTAAAGATACGTGGTTTGTCTTTGCTAAAACCGCACCAAAGCACCAACCAACCAACATTGCCGGTCAGCATGGCGATCATTACATGGTTTGGGCAGATGAAGCTTGCGGTATTGATGACGCGGTGATGGAAGTTGCTATTGGCGCGTTGACGCATGAAAATAACCGCGCCGTATTAACCAGCCAGCCCGCGCTTGAAACTGGCTTTTTTTATGATACTCACCACAAGTTAAGCTACAAAAACGGCGGCGTTTGGATTGCGCTTGAGTTTAACGGCGAAATGTCGCCACTGGTCAGCGAGAAAAAGCTTGTTGAGGCGCTGTATCAGTATGGTAGCCGCGATCATCCCGGCTACCTGATCCGCATCCGCGGCAAATTCCCTGAGTTAAAGGGCAAGTATCTACTCACGCGTTCAGAAGTCAGTGCTATGCTGGCGCGCGCGCCGGTAGTGACCGATGACGATGATTACGGCTATATCATCACTTGCGACGTTGGCGGCGGCGTTGGGCGCGATAGCAGCGTGATTACGGTGCTTAAAGTCGTTGATAAGAAATACAAAGGGCGAATTGAGCGTCATATTCACGTGGTGGATATTCCGCTGTTTGACAGCCGCGCCATCATCACTGAAATTAAAGCCAAGATTTATGCCGCCGTTGCTGAATACCCTGGCGCAACCGTAGTCATTGATCCCATTGGGGCGGGGCTTGGGCTTTGCCAATCACTCAAGGCTGAAGGTTTGCATTTTCATGAAGTGCATTGGGGCGTGCCTTGTTTTAATAACAGCTTAAAGCGTGAGTACGTGAATAAGCGCAGTCACGCCTATGTCACCACCGCGCGAAATATTGAACGCGGTATTTTTAGTATTGATAAAAAAGTGAAGCGCAAGTTTAACCTGATAAGCAATCTTGAAACTCAGCTTAGCCGATTGCCGTATTATTTTGACGATCAATCACGGTGGGGCTTGGTCAGTAAAAAAGACATGGAAAAGCAAGGTATTGAGTCACCGGATATTGCCGATACCTTCGCCTTTGGCAACTTGGAAGGCATTAGCTATTCACCGGTTCGCGCGGTTGAGTTTAGCGGTACCAGCGCAACGGCTGATGATTGGAATGAGTTAGATGCGATTGCCGATGCGCTTTGATTGGAACGGCAGAAAGTAGCAGTAAAAAGTCACGGTAGAATAAAACTAAGGCAATACTGCATCACTGAATTGGACTACCGGACGATTTCATGAGTCAACCTATTATTTTTAAAATCACGGAAGCTGGCAAGCAAGCCGCGCTCAATGCCAATGCTGATTCGGCGCAAATCAAAGTCAACCTTACCCAAGTCGCTATTGGTTCGGAAAAATACACGCCAGATGGCAATGAAACCACGCTTAAGACCGAGATCAAGCGTGAAGCGATTGTTAGTGGCGGCGTTGAGCTTGCCAGCAATACACTTAGATTTACTGGTAGCTTAACGGCTGATACGGTGACCGAGGTGTATGAAATCGGTTTAATGACCGATAACAACGTTTTATTTGCGGTCGCAGCTTCCGCCACCGCGCCCCTGATAACTTTGCATCCCGATGTTACTTTTGTGACGGGATTTGGTTTATCTTTTGGTGAGATTGATGCCCGTAATATCACGGTTAGCATTGATCCAAACGGGGCTTTGTCTATCGTACTAATGCAGCAGCACCTAGCCGCTGCCAATCCGCATCCACAATACGCCTCAAAAACTTTGGTGGATGATAAGATTGGCGCGATTGAACAGTGGCAAGACAATCATTTAAGCGCCGCTGATCCGCATCCACAGTATTTAGACAAAAGCCGCTTTCAATTACTCTTGCAAACCATGATTCCGCTTGGTTATTTGCACTACACCCACGAAACTGCCAATCCAAAACCCTTATTTGATGAATTGATGGGGCTTGATACCGCTTGGCGGCGTATCACTGGCAAAATCATGCTGGCAAGTGACCCAAACGATCCGTTTATTAGAACGCATAGTTTGGTACTTGGTCAGCGCGGCTTGACTACGGAAGCCGAAGCTAACCGCCCACACGTTTATCCAGTGCAAACGAGCAATGTTTTTGAGCGTTACGACCCATCAGCGCCGATTGAAACCGTTTGGAATGTGGCATCAAACAAAGTGGCGATTGGTGAAGGTGAGGCGGTACGATTTACGATTACGGTTAATAACTTGCCTGATGGTCAGATTCTAGACTGGACGGTGAAAGAGGGTGAGCTTAATCCAACCAATGACGACATCACGACGCCTGAAAAAACAGATAGCGGAACCGTGATTATCAAAAATGCTCAAGCGGTCATTGACTTTCAAACCGTTGCAGATAATAACGAAGTCGATCCGCAAAAATACGTTCGACTGACGGTCGGCGCGCCAGCCAATCTATCGATCAACGTGCCCATTGCTGATGCTGGTCACAACGAAACCGTGGTTCATATCAGCCAGTCTACCAATGACGGCATTGTTCTTGATGAATACTACAAAGCGCAGTTCGGCGCTTATCCGCTGGCAAGCGATAACATTCGCTTTATCGTGGATAATGGCGTAGATATTGTTGCGCCGGACACGCAAACACCTGCCATTCAAGCGGGCGTGAATTGGTCGGCGGAGTCGCCACCAACGGTCGAGAACCGAGGTCGTATTTTAGGTCGCGGTGGTGATGGCGGGCGAAGCGCTTACATTAAAAAAGCATTTATTGCGCCATTTGGCACTGATGGATATATCAACACTGTCGCCCAAACCAAGCAGGTTGTACCCGCTGAAGCCGGAAAAGATGGCGGTATATGTTTAAAGGGTGATTTTAACGTCGATAACTATGGCGTCGTTGCTGGCGGTGGTGGTGGTGGTGGCGGTATGGGGATGTTTTTCAACCTTGATGCCTCGCATGAAGAATTAATTTGCGGCGGTGGCGGCACAGGTGGCGGCGCGCCTTTCGGATTAAGTTCGCCAAATGAGCATACAGTAAAATCTCATTTATCTGATCCCACGGTTTTGAACAAGGTTAGAAACAAACCACCATTTAGAGATCCACCTTACTTTGACATTCAACAAAATGCTGATAAGGCTTTGGCGAATGTATTAGGCAAAAGTAGTGCTGGTCTTGACGATTACGACTTCCCTTTGTCGGATAAGGCAGACAATCAAGATAATACGCGTTGGTTTGTTATACCACTTGATAAGAACCTTAAACCTATTGAGCCGTATACCTCTTCATATAACGAATATTATTTATATTTAGGAACTTCATCGCAGAATAAAACACTGCCGTTTCGCATGTCAACCGATGCTACCAAATTAGATAAGGGGTTAGGTGGCGCGCAATATGGTCTAGGTATATTTCAGTGGCAATTATTCCCTTCAATACAAAACCCTAGTATCAGTGTTTATGATAATCATGGCGGGGACGGTGGTAGTTTTGGTGAAAATGGTCAACAAGGTCAGATGCAAACACTATTCAAGCCAGTTCATAACAGCAGTGGCAGTGTGACTGGCATACAAAAAGCATCCGCATCAACCGTTCATATTGCCGCCCAAAGCGCCCCCGGTGGTCTTGCCGGCTTCGTCAAAGAAGGTGATGTGACTATCCGAAATCTTGGCAATGGTATAACCAAGGGGCGTTGATATGCTAACCAACAGTTACCTAAACGCCATTAGAAACCACGTCGATGTTTTAAAGCGGCGTGGTCGCACGGACAAGCTTGTAATTTGGGAGGTTACAAACGATGAAGTTTATGACCCAACCTTGATTGCCAATCGCATTTATGGCAATCGTGATGATGTTGATGTGGTCATGCTTTGCGCTGGCACGAACCGCATTGGCGAGGCAATACCAAAGCGCGATATTTACTTGCCATTGCCGATCAGCTTGATGCAAATCAAAAACAGTCACAATAGACAAGGGCGGCTAAGCTATGGCGATTAACCCCAAGTCTTTTTTGCAGCCGGAAACCAAAGATAAGCCAAGTTATCAAGACCGGCGCATGGATAACATGACGCTTGATGAGTTGCGGGCGTGGCGCATTAAAACCGGCAAAATGCTTGCTGATCAACGCCGTCATGCCAGCCGCCACAATCAATACGTTAAAGATACGCTTGACGATATCGAAAGTGGTCAAAGGCTTACCACAAAAAAGCTTGAGTCGCTGATACAGTCTGCCAAAAACAAGGCAGGAATTAGCGCAAGTGAGCTGCTTGAGTTTACCTTAGGCGACACCAAGCGCAACCGTGAGCTTAAAAAAACGCTTAACGCAGCGGTGCTTAGGGCGTATCTTGATAACGTCAAAAAGGCTTCTGTTAAGTTCTTAGGCGGCATCACCCCGCAAGAAGTCATTAACCACTCAAGGCTTGAGGACATCAAGCGCGCCAATACCCAAATTCACCTTGCCAGCGTCTTTAAGCGCCAAGGCAATGTGATTAAGTTTATGACCAATGCCGGCGTGGGGAGTCGCGACACTCACCACTATGTCACGGTGCAATTGCTTGATTATCCGCAATTGCTCTTGGGTCGAACAAAGGCACCAAGCCTGCAAGATGTCAAAAAAGCGGTGATTGAGGGTAAAATCCGTTTTGATTGTGATTGCGGTCGGCACCGCTATTGGTATCGTTATGTTGCCACCATTGGCAAGTATAACTTTGGCATTGACGAAAACCGCTACCCATCGACACGCAACCCACAAGTAACCGGGGTGGCTTGCAAGCACGCTTTGCGCGTGATGAAGTACCTGACCAGTGCCCACATGATCGCGGTTATCCAAGGTTATAGCCGCGATGATATTGCACGCGCCAATAACCAAATTAAGCCGCACAGACGAACACCAAAACAGCTTGAGCGTGAAATCAAGCAGCAAACCGAAGCTCTAAACAACTGGAAAGGTCGGTTGCATTGGTCGAAAAAGATTAAGCAGGCGGCAAATCAGGCGGCAAAAGAGGTCAAGGCGGAGCAAAAACGCCAAGCGGCAAGCCAGCCTAAAAACATACCAACGCAAGCGGAAAGCGCAAGCTACCAATATGCGCGAACGCAAATCAAGCGAAAAGGCGTTCCGGATAATTTTAAAGCGCTGTATCAAGCTGAGATTAACAACTATCAGAAAAAATGGGGCGGTAAATCGTGAGTTTGAGAATAGAGAACACTCAGGTTGCTTTGGGTCAAAGGCTAAGCAATCGCATTATCACTTTGCGAAGCCAAGCGGTCATTCCGGCGTTTGCCTTTCGGCGTGTGGTATTGCCAGTAGGCGCAAGCAACAACAAGCGCGAACGCGATACTTGGTCGGGGCTGGGCGCGGTATCAGACACCGATGAACACGCCATCGATTATGAGCCGTTAGGTCATGCCATGGTGCTTATTTTAGACAGCTTAGGCGGGGCGATGCACGACAGCGGCATGGTGGTATTGCCGGAGGAGTTAACCTCACTTGCTTTGATCGAGCCTTACGATATTACCCTGCAAGGTGATGATAGATTAAAGCTAAAACCGGATTGGGAGCCGCAAAAAGATGACTTGCTTTGCTTGCTGCTAAATGGTCATAAGGAATATCACGAAGTTACCGGAATCATGGGAACGTCGATGCTGGCAAGTGGCACAAATCGCTATGCACTAGCGCAGCGCTTTAACCTTGATTTCTTAGATGCGTTTGGTGCCAATGCGGTAGGTGATGTGGCTGTGCCTTATGAGTAGCATTGACATATAAGTGAAGCCGATGCAATTTTGCATTACCAATAGCAACAACAACTTATCTTATCAAGACCGCCTTAATCGGCGGTTTTTGCATTTTGGAACAGCACTAAATCGGCTTTTTGAAACGATATTAAGATAGCCCTATACGTTACTACTTATCCATCCACCACCAATAGGACTATCTTATGGATACCAAACAAGCTGCCAGTTTGAATGCAGCCGCCGAAAAAGAAATCGCGGCAACTCGTCGATTTATCCGCCACTTTAACGAGCAAAAGACTGGAAATGATATTGCGGCTTTTGACTCAATGCTTGTGGCGATCGGCAATGGCAACCGTGAGTCGGGAATGACTGAATTACCAAGCTCATTGCAGCATATTTTTAAAAACCCAAACATTGGCGATAACAAACAGCCAATTTTTGATGGTATTGAAGATGGCATTGCTGAATACAAACGTCGTAACGGCGGTGATGAGCCACCAGCCCACGCAATTGCAGCTGGCTTGTCGATGGCGGCTTGTGCGTTGGGCAACCTTGAAAACCAAAGCTCAAGCGAACGAGAGTACACGTTCGACAGCTTAAGCTTTAGCCATCATGAAGCATTGTCTGTTGTTCCCGGCGCGGTTCAGGTTCTGATCTCTTATGGTATCGCAACCAATTTACCGCTTGTGGTTATGCTACCAAACCCAACCGGAAGCAATGAGCTGCCTATCGTATTTGGTGAAGCCGTTGCTGACATCGATATGGGCGTGATGCGCCGTGGTGAACTGATTGATGGCGCTCACGCAGGGATGCCATACCTTGAAAACCGCCATACTTTGACAATGGAAAAAGGGCTCTCCGGCGCGTTCAGCCTTGAATCACACGTTGCTTATGACGCTGAAACTCGTGCAAACGGTACAGTTAAATTTGTTGTTGATAAATCCTCGCTTGCTGCCCCATTCTTAGGCGGGCGCGTTGTTGTCAAAGTCAAAGGTGTTGAAGTTGCCAACGATAAGCACTACGACCACGCAACCTTTAGCGGTATTAGCACCTTGCAAGCCCGTAATGCAATCGAAATTGGCGCGGATAAGTTTAAAGTGAAGTCCGCAACTGCCAACCTTGACACTCATAAGGTTGATGTTCAGTTTGACTTGACGGGCGGTAACGCTGATCCGGCAGCTGATGATGTGACCGTTGATCTAATCTTTGACTATGAGCGTGAAGACGCCCAAGGCAATCCGATCTTGCGCGCCCCTGGTGTTGATATGCGTTTTATGCACCGCTCGCTTTACGCTTACCCAAGCCGTTCACGTTCAAAAGCGACCATCGATGCCATCACTCAGATGGAAAATGAACTTGGTCTTAACTGGTTCGCCGCGGCGCAAACCATTTCAATGCAGCGCTACTTTTTTGAGCAAACTTCACGCTTGCTTCGTGATGCGGTGAACTACTGCCAAGCCAACCAAGACACCCGCGTAGTTACTTTTGATTTTACCACCGCTGGCGTGTCGCCAACCAACATTGCTGATGCAGTATCAAAAATTAACATCACGCTTGGCAATGGTCGAACTCGCTTGTCACGCGAAATCAACCTTGCGATTGCCGGTTACGACTTGTACGTGTCAGCTCGCGGCGCCGCGTTCTTCTCAGCGCTTGGCGGTGAAAACTATGAGCCGACCAATGAGCCTTATGGCGACCAATACAGCGTTTACCGCATCGGTCGCTTGAAGAATACCGGCGCAAATGTTTATTTCGTTCCTGAATCGATGGGCGTATTCCATGAAAGTGCAAGCGACACCACAGCTCACGCGCTGATGGTTGCTCGCAGCTTGCAGCCAATGCAAGCGCCGTTTGTGGGTATGGTTGCCGTTCCGCCAATCGTTTTAACTTCAAACAAAGATGCGTTCACCAAAGACGTTGCCACGTACTCACGAATGGCGGCGGATGTGAACCCAATCGATAAGTTTGCAGGTCAATTTATCTTGATCGAAATGATTAACTTGCCGGCGCTATAAGCTTGCCGCGATAACCCAAAAAGCCTTGTCTGCCAATGGCGGCAGGGCTTTTTAACCGATAACAACAAGGATATTGTGATGACCACTCAAAATGACGCGGCAACGCCCACCAAAGCAAAAGCCATTCCAAGCAATTTAAGCGAAATTGAATTGCAAGATGATTTTAAAGCCATCGATAAGGCAAACACGGTCAAGCAGCTTGAAGCTAAATTGCGCGACGCTGGCGTGACTTATTTAAGCTCAGACAACAAAGCAATGCTTGTTTGGCGTTATCTTGATGCCACCAGTCAAACAACGACTGATGCGCCGCAAGATACGCAAACTGCTACCGAAAGCACCGCTGATGATGCCAACCAAGGCGCAACTGAAAGCACAACCGAAAACTCGCCGGCAACCAATGCGCCGGACGCCAATAGCGACGACACCGTTGTTGATCACAGCACCCAAGACACACCGGATGGCGGCAAAGTCGGTAGTGTAACTGACCAAAATCAAGCCGACAAGCCAGTCGAAAATCAAACGATGCAATCAGGTGATGCTAATGATCAGTCTAATAAAAAAGATGCTGGCAGCTCAATTGATGCAAGTGCTTCAACTCAAGACAAAAGCACTGCAAACGATACTAGCGCAAGCGAAGCTATGGAAGGCGGCACGAGCACGCCAACTGTCGCTGATAGCACTGACACCGACGCTAAAGCAGACGCTACCGAAACCAGCACGCCGGCAAGTGATGATAAGAATGGCAAAGCCAATCAAGACGGTGATGCTCAGTCGCAAGCGCCAAAAGATGATGCTAAGACCGTACAAGATGACGCGCCAAAAGCGCCAAACGTGGTATCAGATAATGAAGTAATCTCGGTCGAAAATACCGGCGCGTTTAATATGCTAGAGCCTGCCAGTATGACTTTGCTTAAGGCGCGTGAGGTGACCAAAATCACCATTAAGCGCAATGTTAGCAAGGCTAAAGTGATGGGTAATATTGAGCAGTTTAATCGAACTCGCGGCAATATTTTAAAAGTGATAAATTAACCCAAAGGCTGTGAGCGGACAAGCTTTCAGCCGATTTAGCATTCAATAAAATTTATTTAGGAAAAATCATCATGATTGAAAGCAAAACATTAGGCTTAGCAGTTGGCATCCAGTATCAAGGCGTCAGTGATAAAACTGAAGGCGTGGTGCTGCCATCGCTCAATAACGGTGTGATCGTCGGCAAGTTTAAGCGTGGTCGCACTGATAAGCCGTTTACGGTCACTAAAAACAACTATCGGGCACTACTGGGCTATGATCCGACCAATGCAAGTTATTTGGCAGTTGAAGATGCCTTTAGTCGCGGGATCAGTGAGCTTAAAGTGATGCGGTTAGCTACACCTAAGTCCAAGGTTAGATGCTTGCCTACAAAAGAAGTTTTTAGTTTTAAAGGCGATCTAAGATGATATTTACTATTAAGTATCTAACAGATTCAAAAAAAGAATTAATAACTACCAACAGCGTAGGGGGAAATTTTGACAACTCTTCTTGGGTATTCGCTGAAGTTATTGAAAAACCTCCTGTACCTGTCTTAGATATGTATATATTTGGGTTTATAAAAAAGGATACAGGGGATTTATATTCTATTGATGGTTTAGATTCTGAAGGAACGGCATTTAACGGTAGGTTTAACCCTACAAATATTTTGGATAGTATGTATGACTCACTGAGAAATACTTATGGTGATTCTCTAAAGGTTGAGCATATTAAAGAAGAAGCTTTCTTTAATATTGTTCCAAGCCCTGCTGAAGACCAGAAAGGATTTATTAATGATTTAAGAGATGATGCATACAGTACTATAAAAACCAAGAGATTTAATGTTTGTAGTTATGTGAGAGTTACAGGAGTATTACCTTCTATAGCATGCATACCTGATTGTATTACTGGTATTGTTAAAGATGTAGAGCCTGTAGTTCAGGAAATAGTTAAAAACTTTTCATTTAAGATTCCTATAGCAGAAGTTGTTTCTGACAGCTCTGTATCAATTAGTCTTAAAGCATATGAAGTAGGACTTGAAGAAGATTTGTGGTATGGCAATCTTACCTCAGACCTTGAATCAGTAATGCGGTTTATTGCAACAGCAGGTGGAGCACCATCAATAGTTATGGCATTTGGGCAAATGGTTGGTATAAACAAAGTTGATGAAGAGTTTTTATATATAGATTTTTACGCCATTGGAGCTAGAGATGTGGTCATTGACGGTGTTAGTTATTCATTAGAAAACGGTTGGGTATTTGATGATTCAGGTCAAATTATGACCCCTAAATGGTTTCAGGAATCTAATATGATAACAACTCTTTATCGTGACCCTGTTAACGATACTTCTAAAAACATTTTAGATTATTTAGTAGATGACTTAGGAAATTACGTTACTCAAGACTCTGTTGTTATTTCAACGGAGCATTTTATTTTATTTTACTAAGTGGGGAGGACAATTAAATGAGAGCAGCTTTAATAACTGTACCATTACCATATGAAATGTTAAATAGCTCTACGCTAAATGATGACAATCCCATATTATTTATTGGGGAAAGAGTATCAGATTCTTTAATGCATATTTATGGTTTGGCGTATCTTGAAGAAAGTAATATAAGTATTGGAGGGTTTGAATCAGATTTGTCATTTAAACAGCTAACATTTGAGCAATTAAAAGGTGAATTATTAGCTTCTTTTCTGAACGCTGAGATATCAGTTAGGAAAGAGAGTTGTGAATTTAAATTGCTTTCTGTGAACCATGAAACAGATATGAGCCATATCTTTGAATTTAATGGTGAAAAAACATTAAATTCTTGTAGTTATTTCGTCTTAAGTTTTCCTGAAGATGTTTGCCTAGGAGAATCTTTAAGTATTATTCCAGCAGTAATTATTCAAAACTTACAGTTAGGTTGGGGAATGCCCACAGAGTATCCTATTATTTCTAATAGTGTACTCCATAAAGAGATTTCTATAGAAGAAGCTATTTTGACGATTGCTAAAACTTCTTTTGATGAAGTGTGTCAAGGTGAATATAACAGCTTATTAGACTCCACGGTTAAGTTACAAACGCATCACAAACCCCAGTATATCTTTGATGCAGGGGTAGTTTCAAAAGAAGATTTAGACACTTGGGATATATTAGTAAGTATTGAAATTGCCTGTAATAATGAAGTTAGGGAATATAAAAACTATACTATTACTTATATCCCAGCTACTGAAGAAACTGCGACAGAATCTGCTAAAGCATCTTCATTAAAAGTGGATGTTGGAATAATTAAATTTGATGATTTTATTACATCAAATACTTCATATATTTTAAAGTTATTTGAAGATTATTTAAACAAGGTAATTTATACCCCTTTAGGTTTGGGTGTTACGAATATAACTAACTTAACCAATATATCAACATCCACCCTGAGCCTAAGTGAAGAAAAAATAAAAGAATATAAAACTTATCTTGAAGATGTAGGGTATGGGGATGGTGTAATTACCTTAGCCAATAAATTTGGTAGCATTACAATATCTACAAGCATTACTTATTATACTGGCGCTGCTTTTATAAATACGAATAGTACTTCTAATGGTAACTTCAGAGGTTTTGCAGAATCTTATTTCATAAGTTTAATTGAGGATTTAAGTTACGACCCTGCTGAGGTATTAGAAAATGTCTCAACGGCAGGTAAGTCCACTCACATATATCCTTGCATTAAATTTACTCAAGTATGTAACTTTGATTATTATCCTAATATGAGTTACACAATATATGAATACAAAATAGATAATACTTTAAATCTACTAGGATAAACCTATGCAATTAAATTTTCATGCTGTAGTTAATCTAGCTTCAGGAATTATATTAGATGACATCACTTCTATAAATGAAGATGAACTAATATATGATACATTTATTCCAATAAGGGCAGTAGCTATGTCTCTTAATGTTGGATCACCTATAGAGACAATTGAACAATATACTTTTGGTGCTTTTAAGATTAATAAAATTGATGAAGCACCATTTTTCACCGTGTCTTTTTATACCTTTGGTAAAAATGGATATATAAACGAATTAACAAATGCAATGGATATTTTAGAAGATCCTTTATTACCTGTTCACAGCATTGAAGCCATCAATGAAAGGATAACTCTGAATTTTGAAGAATCGGCATGGTGGGCGGATATTTTTGATGTGTCTACTATTATGTTTCATCAACAAGGTACTAGAAGTATGAAAGGATGCAGCTATATAAAACAAACTAGTGTACGTGATACATCTAATGATAGTTAACAAAAATTTAATTTTTATGAATGTTTTAACCTGTTAATTGAACCATGCTCTTTAATCCAACCAGTGTCCACTGAGAAATTAAAAATTTATGAAAACACTTATAAAAGACTTTTGTGTATTTTTACATGCAGTACTCTACAAAAAGATTAGGCTTCTTAATGGATTGCTATTAATCAGCTTCTCTACAGCCTTTACAACTATTTAAAGACTAACCTGAGAAGTTTTACTATTTTTTGATTTTTTAATTAAGATTTATTAGCTTGAAAACTCAAAGTGGTTATAAAGCTTGGTTTGGTAGCAGCACGGCAGTATAAGTTAGGCTAAAGCCAATATAGGTATGGTATGTGCTATTAAAACTCGGAACAGCACAAAAGCCATCACCAAAACTAGCCCTATACTAAGCCTATACTTCAATCGTATAGGCTTTTTTATTATGGACGCTCAAACCCTTTATCTTAACATCACGGCGTCATCCCTGACGCTCACCGACATTGAAGCACTTGATGCACTTGCCAGCATCAAGCTTGCCACGCATTACGGCTTTGACAATAACGCTCAGGTTAAACTTGTGGTCACCGATGAAAAATCCGGCGCAACGCCAACCGACCCGCTAAACAGCCTGCTATTTAGTATCAGTTTTATTGACAAGATTGACGGCGGCATCATCACTGAGCTTCGCGGTCGGCTTTACACCGGCGGCGGCGTTGAGGCTTTGGAAGAAAACCATGCCGGAAACTTTGGCTATATCACGCAAAAGCTTGATTTTAGCGGCGCGCTTGATGGCGAGAATGATTTCTTTGAAGCGGTAGAAACAAAATACAGCGCATCAAGTGCCGCTGCGATCAAGACTGCGCTTGAAACTATTGGTGCTTATAACGTCATTGGCGACTACCGCATCAAGTCTGCCACGGTTGACGTGCCGGCAAGCGAGGTGACCGATTTAACCCCGCTTGAGGTTCGCGCAAAGCTTGTGGATATGAAGGAGCGCCCACGTTATATCGCGCTTTGTGAAGTGGATAGCTTGCCAATTATCGAAGCGACCGCTGAGGTGATGAGTAAGCTTAATTGTCATGTTTTGCTTGATATTGGTGCAATCACTGATTGGACGGCGGCGGTAGCGTTGGTTGAGTCAATCAGCATCAACGATCACCGCTTTTGGGTGTTTTGGAACCCAAACAAATCACGACCTGCCGGCAGCGCCAGTGTGCTTGCCCGTAAAAAATGGCGACCTTGCGTTGGGGATTTATTAGCGCAATTGCTACTACGCAATGCCAACACCAACGCATCAGGAATCCCGCCGATTGCTCGCCCTGTTGCCGGTTACGACTTCCCGCTAAACTTCCGCGATATGGAAAAATTGGCAGGCGTGAATCTTGATGAAGAAGCCCAAAACGCCTTAGCCAAAGCCGGAATTAACGTGGTGATGAATGAGCGTTTTGAAGGTGGGGATCGCTGGGTTTTTGGCGATGCCTTGACGCAATATGACAGCCAAACGTCGGCTTTGCGCTTAATTAATAGCTCAGAGATTGAAACCTACACCACCAACGGCATTATCTCAATTATTAAAAAGCACTTACTTAAAGCCATGAGCAGCTTTATCGAAGATGCCACCGCCGATTGTGAGCGCTTTTTGAACGCTTGTGTTGATGCTGGGCTTTTGATGCCATCAAGCGAGCTTGGCGGATTGTACTATGGCTTGCAGATCACGCGCCGGCAAGATAACCCGTTTGAAAAAGCCGACGTGAAATTTAGCCGCCGACCCGAAGGCTGTGCGCGCCAAGTATTCCTTGATACTACCGTTGTTCGCTAATTTTTAACCTCGTCGCGCTCAAATTGGCGCGATTCCATCCATTTTAAAATTAAGGATATATTATGTTTAGCTCACAAATGACCCAGCGCCGCATTGATCGCAACTACGCGCGAACCCAGCAAGCCCAAGAAAGCGCGTTTGATGGAATGTCACCACAAGAAGCCGCTGAATTGATTGGCGCCGAGTTGATCAGTAAGCGCATGGCGCAGGCAAGCAATGAGCAAATGCGCCTTGCTGCTTTGTCTATTGTGTTTAGCTTTGCTGCCATCTTGACCGAAGATGATTTCGATGATGAAGATTTATTGCCATCTGAAGTACTTGATACGCTCATGCTTGAGGCGTTTGATGATGACGATGATGAAGACGATAGCGATATTGACGATGGGGTTAAAACTACGCTATCCGCCCACGTTGCCGACGCTTTATCCACCTTTGGCGTGAGCGATGATGTCATCGAAGATATGTTCGATACGGACGTTGAGATTGCGGACGCGGCAAGCCTTGGCGCTGCTGAATCGGTGCTTGAGGGTATGCCGGACGATGGCGAGGACTTTGAAAACTTTGTTGCCACCTTTGTTTACAGCGACTATGAAGATGATCTTGATGAATCGGGATTTGATGGCTTAGATGGTCACGACGAACTAGGCGAACCGCAATTTGACGCCGCTAAGAAAACCAAACTTCGCGCCGGCAAGAAAACCGTTAAGAAAGTAAACGGTAAAACGCTTGTCTATAAAGCAGTTAAAGCAATCCGTAATGGCAAAAAGGTCACGATCAATAAGCGCATTAGCGGCAATATCCGACTTAACGCCAAGCAAAAAGCGGCGCTTCGTAAGGCGCAACGTAAGTCCGGTATGTCATCAGCTATTCGTAAGCAAATGAAGTCGCTTGGTCGTGGTATCAAGATGAATCTATATAAAGGTCGTGGCGGCAACCTAAAAGGCTTACAGCAAGCCTCCTTAAAGCGCCATTCAAAATCACTGGGAATTTAAGGATAAAATCATGAATCAATGCGCAATGATTGCAAGTGAGCTTGCCAGCACACCACCGCTTGAAGCGCTGCTTATTGGCGCGGCAGTAGCATACTTCATCTGCCGTTATGATATTAAGTCGCTTTTTGTATCAAGCGATAAGACTAAGACTTAAGCGATTAAGTTTGTCATATAAAAACCGTCTGTTTGGGCGGTTTTTTTAACAAAAGGTATGGGTTTATGAGCGATTTTATAAACATAAGCACTTGGGAAGGTGTTAGCAATATTTTAAATAAAAGCCAAGTGAAAAAGGTATCTCAAGATGATAATGGTCTAGCGATTATCGAGCTTTGGGGTGAAAAGCGTCAAAAAATCCACACTCGAAACAGCTATAGAGAAATAGCAAATGCGTTGCTTGAAGAGACGCCCATCGCTAAAAATGTGATCATCACCACGGATTGCGAAGGTAATAACTATTACATACCTGTCGAGCACTATGAGGAGTTTTTGGCGTGGTGTGAGCGCGAACCGGATGGTGGTGTTTTTGAAAAAGGAACGCTTTTTGAAGGCGAGGTTTTTATCGTGGATATTATCAAAAAACATTCAATTTAATATTTGGGTAAATAACTATGGTTGATGAAGGCGGTGACAAGCCGAAAGAAAAAGATAGTTGGTCAAAAGCAGTTAATACCGTAGCAAACCTAGTAATTACTACCGCTTTGGTTTCTATGGTATTTGGGTTTTTTGCTACCTTTGGCGCTATTTTCGCTTTAAGTGTTTTCAAATGAAGGTTGAGTTAGGATTGAAAAACCGTCTATCTTAGGCGGTTTTTCTTTATCTAGCGTTTGGAACAGCAAGCCGGCAAGCGCTTTATCGTGGCTTACAATAAGAAATATTAACGAATTTAGGAAAAGCCATGAGCGTAAAGTTATCCGACATTACCGAAAAAACCCCACTGGTCAAAGATTTTGTAGCAAGGCTCAAGCGATCTGCCAAACAAGCCATTCCGATTGTCGAGGTTGAAAAGATCAAGCGCGTATCAGGCGCATCAGCAAGACCGGTGCGAATCATGCTTGAAAATGGTCAGGTCGTGATGATCTATTTGCGCGTGACCGATGACCATTTCGATATTTTTCGCATTGACATTAACGGCAAATCACAACCGCTATCAGGCGATTTTGACAACAGCTATAAGCCGGTGTTTAACGCTTCGGTTGATATGGTTGCCAATACCATCAAGACAGGTCAGGCGGCATTTACCAAAAAGCTAGCCATGAAGCGCGTCAAGCCGCCAAGCAACAATAAAACCACAGGTCGCGCCCCACAAAATAAATCACAACAGCGAAATGCGCTACTGGCTCAAGAAAAAGAGCTTGATGTCACGATTGAGCAAAAGCAGACGCAAATCAGCGAGCTTGAGCAGCAACTTGAGCAAATAGAGCTGCAAGCTGATCTTGCCAGCGCATCAGTATAAAAACATCACAAGGTAGCACTACGCAAAGCGATATACATAGGGCGATACCATGCAAAATAGCTATATCATTGACATACTTTTAACCGCAGCGCTTTGGTCGTTTGTGCTGTTTTTGGTGGTTGATGTTCGGGCAAGGCTTGGACAAACCAACCGCGTGTTTGCCGGTGATGTTGATAAGCTAAGCGTCATCACCGGTAGCGTGATGAAGGTAGTTTTTATAATTTGCCTTCCGTTAATGATGGTTTGGGGGTTTTTGCTCAACCGATTTTGGGCGGTGATGGTGCATTTTGACAGCATGGGCGTGGGCGGCGCAGGACTGCTTGCGATGCTGTCAGTTGCAGGGGTTATATTGATTTGGCTTGACGTGTTGCTAAGAGGTGTTAAGCACCAATGCCAATACGAGTTTGAGCTTGATCATCAGCGCCAAGAAAGGCTAAAGCAAGGTATAGGACAAGGTGCAAGCCAAGTCACGCCTGCCCAAAGCTTGCTGCAAAAAGCCTTAAACCAAGACCGCAGTGATTTAGGCGGACGAGGGCGCTATGATTGACTCAAACGACATTCGGCGCATGATCGTGCATTGGCTTAATACCCCACCAAACGGTTATTTCGCCCAAGGCTACGGCTCGGACGTTAAAGCTATGCTGCTTCGTGAGCTGTCGGCGGATAATGCCGACGCGCTGCTTGAAAAATTACGCCAAGACATTCCATTGCTCGCAGGACTCAATGACAGCCAATTACGCATTGAGACTGCCACCCAAGGCTTTGATACGCTACTGGTTTATTTAAGGGTCGGCAGTATCGAAATCATGCTTAGCGAGCCGCAAACAGACACCACCAATCAGGATTATTACGATGTCAGAGCGCAATAGTATTTTAGCGGCAATCAATAGCCAAATTAATGATTATCCGGAGATTGCAGAGCGCTGGCGCGTGGGTGACCCAACCGTTCGCGCCATGCTAACGTCAATTGTTGAGGCGGTGATTTATCTAAAGCGCGATAATGACGTGAACGCCGTTGAGCCTTTTATCAAGTCTAAAAACCGCACTATCATTGCCGATGCCATCAATAAAGGTATTTTACCAAGCGCGACCCCTTGCCAGCACTTACTTACCATTGAAAACGATGCCGCAAGCACGGTCACGCTGTCACAAGGTCGGTTGGTTGAGGATGGCACGGGTAGACAATGGCGGCTACTGTCATCGGTCACGGTACTTGCCGGCGAGACCAAAACCGTACTGGCAGAACAAAGCATCATTCAGCTTGAAAGGCTCACTATTCCGATAAATGAGCCGTTTTATATGGTGACCCTATCAACGACTGAGGACGCTTATTTTGCAGCGCTTGGCGTGACCAATAAAACCAGTGGCGAGATATTCACCCATGCGCCAAAGTTTATGAACGCGCCCATTAATGCGCCCGTTTATACGTTGCAAAGTGATAATTTAACCGATATTAACGTGATATTTGGGGCGACCGACCGCGCCGGCAAGACCGTTCAAGCCGGTGAGGTTTATGAGTTTGCCATCACGCAATGCTACGGCGAGGTTGACCCCTCAAGCCTTGGTGCAGCCGCGCTTGGTGAAATATTCACAGTTGATGAAAGCAAGCTGAATATTTACTTTAAAGCCGGTGACATGGTTCGCGCCGGCGCAAATCCACTGACCATCAATCAGTTGCGGCTTTTGGCAAGCTTTCCCTCAATGTATGACAAAAGCGCCGTATTTATGGGCAACTTTACCTTTTTGGTGATGCAGCATTTCATGAGCCGCTTAGACTATATGGCGGTTTGGAATGAAACAATCCATGATCGCTACTATGGCGCAAGCCTTGATAACATCAATCATCTAAACCTAGCCGTTCGCGCCAAAAACAATACAGGCGGCGAGCAAAGCCAGTTAATCAACGATATTAAGCAGCTTATCGCAAGGGCGGACAGCTTGCTTGATGGTCGCGTCCATGTGGTTAATGTGGTTGAGCGCCCTTATCAAATTGTCATCAATGGTCGTTTAGCGCCCGTTCACGATATGGACGCGGTACGGTTGCAAATCAAAGAGCTGCTACTTGCGGATTACGGCAAAGGCTCATTAACTGCCAACCATCACAACCCCGACGGCTTTAACTTGCAAGAGATTGCCACACGGCTTCGCGGCAATATCTCAGCGTTTCAAGACCGCATTAGTGACTTTACGGTAGATGGCGAGAACGTGGCAGACAATCCGGTCAAGCCACATGAATGGGCGTTTTTAAACGAAGCCAGTATTACGGTAAATCTCACGCGAACCGCTGACAGTGGCAATGCAGTTTGGACGATGTAGGCTAGCATTATGGAAAAGATGGTATGGATTATCCAGTATTAAGTGCAGCTGATTTTTTAGCGCCCATCGCTCATACGCATAAAGCGGGTGAGCTTGAGCGCGCGATGGCAGGCGTGTTTATCAAGGTCATTCAAGAGCAGCAAATCAATGCGCTAAACGACATCTATAACTACGGTGCGCCGTGGCAGGGCAGCCGAACGGTGGTTGAACGCTTCACCAAGCTCAACGGCTTGGCGGTATTGCGGCGTGAGGACAGTTTAGCCGATACTCTTATGGCGGTGATTTACGCCAACTGGGAGGCGATGGCAAGCGCTCGCGGACTGGCGTTTTTGCAATTTGTGCTTGATATGCTATACCCCAATCAAAATCAAATTATCAGGCTTTGGCACTCAAAAGCGCGCTCAGCGGATTACCCAAATTATCTTAGCGAAAGCGCAGCCAGTAGTCGGTTTTTGACCAGCCGCATTCGCATCAAGCTCAGTTCAGACATTGACGTTGCGGAATTGTCAGAGCTAACACCAACGCTTTCGCGCCTTGTGCCTTGGAATATCGTTCCTGAAGTTGCCGTTGGCGTTGAAACCGAAGATATGGGCGTGGCGGTTGCCGTGGCAGGGCAGTTGTTTGCGGTGGCGGATTTTTCGCCTTATTGATTGCCATACCACTACGTTTATCGACCTTGTAACCGCTTGATTGTGCTATAATTTGAGGGTTGGCTAGGGTCGCTCCCGAAAGTCGGATTACACCCCCGATTGCCAACATCTTAGGGTGTCTATCTGAATAGGTGTTGAGGATATGAAGAAATATAGAATTAAATGGTTAGAGAATCATGATGGCGACCATGCTTTTGCAACAAAGGTTGTCGAAGCCGAAAGCGAAGATGCTGCTTGCGATATTTGGGAACGTGATATTAAGCCTTACGTAAATACTTCTGATATTTGGGATTGCGAAGAAGTTTACGATACGCCTTTGTTTGAAAAAATGCTTTACCTTGACATGCCTGATGGTCGTACTTATGTCCTACCTGTTGAGGTGATTGCGCGGCATAGAGCAAATCATTATGCAGGTAGTAAGTTTAACAATAGTTTTTCCGATAGTTTAACAAATGACACCATACCTCTGTTTTTGAATAGCGATTTTGAAATTGTTGATTGGGCGCAAAATAACATGAATTGGGCGGATGTGAAGGATAGAACATTTATTGCAGAAAGGAAGCCGCCAGCTGAATGCAAATTTCAGGAAGCTTGGGTTAATGGTGACCCAAAAGTAGCTTAAACTGCCTAGCAATCCTCGGTAGTTTATTTTTTTAACCCATCTGCATCAAAACAAAGCCCCGCCAGCAAGTGGGGTTTTTGTTGCTAGAACTATAACTGATCAATATATTCCTGCGTGTGGTGATCTTCTACAATTAGCCAATTAAGACTGCCGACACCCTCATCGATAACATCAAGATGACTCCCACCTTGAAATACACCGACTTTTTTATTAAAAAACATAAAACGATCTTTTAAAGAGCCAGTATTCGCCAAAATCTCAAGACAATACTCTATATCACCTTTAAGCTCTGTTAAGTTTGGATTGGTGTAATCAATATCAAAACTATTCACCAATTTGCCAAAAACAACGCGCTTGATGCCATTTTTTAAGCGGTGGATTCTAATATTAGATGGTGTTGCGTATCTACCATCTACTGTTAAACCCTTATCCATAAGTTCAATCATTGCAGAATTTAGTGACAAATCATTCTCACTGGCGTGCTCAGCAATTGCCTCATATTGCTCTTGAGGTATTCTTACTTGAGTGCGTTTCCAATCATCTTGATTTCTAATTCGTCCAATATTATCAGTCATTGCTAATCCTTAAAAAAATATAGATGACACTATAATAATGTCATTTTATAATTGCGTCAATGACATAATTACCATGTCATTAATAAAGCACAAAGAAAACCCCGCCGATTAAATGGCGGGGTTTTTCTTTACCTACCACTTGGAACAGCACTCAAGACCCTTTAAAAATCTTTGGCAAAATAGCCTTATTACTTACCGAATAAGGCTGATCCATGAAAACCAACCTCCCGACGCTGCAAGCGCTCCGAAAAAGATATGAAACTGCTAAGTCGCTTGGCTCAGCAATGCTGGCGTGTAATGCGCTTCTGGTGCCTGAAGGGTATAACGACCTTCATATTCTTATCCAAAACTTTCAGCGCCCCATCACATCAAATAATGACGCCGCTGACGTTGATTATGCTGGCGGCTTGCAAGCCCACGTTGCGGGGACGCCTAAAACCAACTTTGAATCGCAATGGACCTTGATTGAAACTGAATCCGGTATGATCAGCAAATTTGCTGAAGAAATCGTGGTAAAGCACGGCGGCATCTTGCCACTTGCTCGCGTTTATGATGGGTTTGTTGGTGATGGCAGTTCAATTAAAGGTTTGCGCCAGTACGATTTAATTGATTGTGCCATCACCTTTGGCGATGGTGGCGGTGAGATTGATTCTGCAAGCCGAAGCCAAATCCTGCAAGTTCAAGCGTCATGCCGATACAACTACTTTGGTAATAGTGGCAAGATTGGGGCAACCGGCAACAGTGCTGGTGACTTGTTCGCCAACACCTTGATCGACGCATTTAATAAGTTAGGCGGTATGACCCCGACCTTTGGCACCGATGATGTGATTTTTTACGGTTAATCGATATGAGTACAAGCACGACAGACGCCAACCACGTTATCGGAACCATCAATGACGCCGCCCAAGCGCTTTATGACGAGCTTGTCACCTCCAACTCCTCGGTAACTTTTGAGGAAGTGATTAAGGTGTTTATCGACAACACGAAAAAGTATGCCGCGTGGTCAGGGGAGCTTCAGCACTGCCCTATGGCTGATGCAAGCTGCAAATCGCCGCTTTTAGTGATAACCGCCAATACCGTTTTGGGCGTTGATGACTGGGCAATTCTTGAGCCAGTTATCCGCGCCCATTGCGACCTCGTTCAGGCTCGGCGGATGGAGGGTTTTCAGGCTTTGGGCGGCGCGCCGGCTGGCAGGTCATCAAGTGAAGCTGAGCAGGACTATAAAGAATCGCTTGAGCGCATGAAAAAAGAGGCGTTCCAATGTGAGCCATATAGCATTGAAACCAATGATAAGAATAATCGGCTGCCCTTTGGGCGGTTTGGGATGTTGAGGTAGTTATGGCAGTACAAACAGTTGAGGTAACCATCACGCCGGAATGGGTCAAAGTGGCAGACGGCGCGTGTATCGTGCAATCAGTCAATGATCGAGAAGCGTTTGATAAATTGTTTTTTGATTTGGTGATTGGTGGCGCAAAACCCGCCAGCGACACCACTACGTTTTTACGAATCACCTTGTTTGAGCACGCTAATTTTTATCCTGAAGCGACTGTTTGGTTGCGGCTTAACCGCAAAAACGCGGATAAAGATCAGCCTGTGGTCGTCGTGAAGGAGGTCGCATGAGTCAGCAATTTGGCAGTCCAAAACCAAAAGCAGTTGCGCCAATAGAGGTTGAAACTGCAGCAAGCATCAAGCAGAAGTATGAATCAAACACCAATACCAACGCATTTACCGACGCCGAGAAATCAAAACTTACAAATTTAAGCAGCATACCTAACGCCGTTGTAAACCAAAAAGGCGGTATGCCATTAAAGCTTTGGCTGGGAACACAGGCAGAGTATGACGCTATCATACCAAAAGCTGCTGATGTTGTTTACATGGTGCAGTCATGATTAAGCAGGTTTATTACCAAGGTCAAGCCATCAAGCAAGCTTACCTTAATGGTCAACCACTACTTAAAAATATGCCTAGAATCAGCGCTGACTTCGTTACAGGTAATGTTATAAAAGACGGAAAACCTAGCACGTTTGCGGAAGTTTTTACGTTTAACCGTGCAGGAAAAGCTTGGCTTGTGTTAGATACAGGATTGCAAGAGTATTTAGTTGACACACCAAGATTTGATAATGGTTTATTGATTGAAGAACAAGCCACAAATATTGTTTCAAATATTAATTATTGGACTATACCAAGTAGTATAGAAGTAATTCCGTTAGAAAAAGATTGGAACGTTAAGTTTAGCCAAGCCTCTCTCATGTTTAGTTTTTTTGATTATCAAAACAATTCTGATTATGTTTTTTCTGTTTATACTAAAACCGATAGCTTAGAATCAATATTTTTGAGTCATAACGGAAAGGGTAAAACGGTAAATGTTTCAAAAGAGCTTCTTAGAGTTAATTACGATTTTGTATCTGCTAACGTTCCGCGTAAGGGTATTGGGATTGAAGCAGTAAAAGGAAATTTATTTTTAAGAAATCCCCAGTTGGAAAAGGGAAGTTACCAAACTTCACCTATCCCCACAATAAATCTTCCAGTTACTCGTCCCGCTGACTACCTATCCTTAATGAATATTGTAGATGCTAAATCAGTAACAGGTGATTGGGATTCTACTTTAAAATTAACTATCGTAAATGGCCAATTAAACCATAGCGGCTACGGTAAAATTCGCAGCATGGAGGTTTGGTAGTGCTTGATTATAAACTTAAATTTAAAGACGAAGCAGAAGCCAATCAAGTTGTTGCGGAAGCTACTAAAGACTTACACCCATCACAATATGTGATTTATGTGATTGGTATCCCTAAATCTTTTCAATACGATGAAAACGATTTAGAAGCACCACCTATCGTTACCATTTTAGATGATGGTTGGTTTGTAGATTTAAGATTGCGTGAGAAAAATAGCGCCCTTGATGCTTACCGTGTTTATCCAAAAACACCGCTTCATGCGTTCAGCTAGGGTAAAAGATGAATATCTTACTATCAGACGGCGGCGGCATTCCGGCAAGTGGTTTAATCAGTGTGATTTATCGCAGTGACTTGGTACCCGTACCAATTAGCCTTGAATTGGTCGTCAAAGCCGATGATCGTCTGCAAAAACTGCTTAGTGTATCATCCCTGCTGACCTTGCCAAGTGGTGCTGTGGTCACGGTAGTAAAATCACAAGTTATCAATGAGCAATCCATCAAGATGGGGCGCAGAATCGCCGCCATTCATGTGATTGCGGTGCTTGCCGGCTGTGAGGCATTGCTTAGCGTCGCACCACGCGCCATTGAGCTTAAAGGCACAAGTTTTAACGAAGTTTACCGTGCTTTGGGCGCAAAAATTCGCATCAAGCGCGACATTAAACTTGCCCGCTTTGTCTGCCTAAAAGGTCAGTCACCAACAGCGGCAATCGCTATGGCGCTACAAAAAGAAGCGGCGGTCATGGTGTATCAAAACAGCGGTTTAAACGTCACTCGTTTAAATGAATTATTTGTCGGTGACACCATCTTGTTTGACAAAAGCGCCGTACAATGGGTCGAAAACCCAAATCTTATTCATCATGACAACACCAATTATCTATCTATCGACGACAACGGCACGGATATTTTAGGCAGTGCCCGCGCCAATCGAACCGTCCGCTACTTTCCACGCGCTGACAATCGAGAATTGCAAAACTTGCGGCGCGTCTTAATCACCAAAGCCACAATTAACCGCCCCCTTGATGACCGACTTGAAGCCGGGCGCTTGGTGACAGTTGAGGATAAAAAACTTGCCATATTAACCGCCGCCCACCGCTATGACTCAGGGGCGCTTGGCGGGCAAGCCATTACCGCCAGTAAAGCTTGGCTTGCTCAAATCGAGGAGTCTCGCCAATGAGCAACACGTCACCTTACTTGCAGCCGGCAACCTTAATCAGTTATGACGCGGTAAACCGCACCGCGCAAGTGGCGATTGCCGGTTTAACCGATGGGCTAAAAGAGGGTATCGAGGCAATGCTTGCTTACCCCATTGGTCATGATGACCGCGATACTGAAATTGAGCTACAAGCCGGCGCGGACGTTTGGGTGTTTTTTGAGCAAGGCGATAAATCCATGCCAGTGATTGCCTTTTATCGGCGTCACGGCAAAGGTCTTGCGGTGGTTGATACCCGCCGTATTCGTCAAAAGAATATTGAGCTGCTTGCCCGCGCCAATATCACGCTCAAGGCAAATGATTTGGTGGATATTAAAGCCAAGTCAATTCGCCTTGAGGGTGATGTAACTGTCATTGGCGATATTACCCAAACGGGTGACCAAGTGACCACTGGCACTCAAACAATTAACGGCGGTCAAACTATCAATGGTGACAGCGTATCTTACGGCAATCAGACGATTAACGGCAGTATCAGTGCCACTCAAGATGTTAAGGCGGCAGGGGTATCGCTCAAAGGTCACAGACATGGCGGCGTGGAATCGGGCGGCAGCACCACAAGCACTCCAAGGTAAAATAAGCGCTGTATAGCGATAATCTAAAAAATAAGGCGCAGTTATGGATTTTGGAAAACGACTTGCTGGAATGCTGATTTCAAAGCGTGAGATTGCACAAAATAACACGCCGGCAAGCATTCATGATGTCAATAATCAGTATGAAATGCTCAACCAGTTCGGGCTTGGCACGTATCAGTCGCAAACAAAACCCATGCGAACCCGCCAGCAAATCATGTCAATGTGGGAGCTGATGCAAAAAGACCCGCAAATTGCAGAAGCCTTAAGCCTTCATGTCACCGCCGCCCTTGGTGGTCACGAAACGACCGGTGAGGTGATTTTTATCACACCTCATGACCGCATCCGAAGCGGTGGTCGCCGCGCTAAAGACTTGCGCGATAAGGTGGAGCGTGAAGCCCGCACCATCGCACCACTGCTCAACCGTCATGCGTTTTCGCTGGCAAGACAAGCGATCGGCTATGGTGATAGCTTTGCAAGAATCTATAGCGACAAGCGCTTAGGTGTGGTGGGACTGATGAACAATCGCCATACCTCACCGACCTTGATCATGCCATTTGAGCAAGGCGATATTACGGTCGGCTACCATGCGCTAGAGTCGGAAAACCTCACGCGAACGGTCGAAAAACTGACACCAATGCAAATGCTACGGGTAAAAATGCAGCGGATTGAGCTGGTACCACAAATGCCGCTACAGATTTGGCAGGATGAAAAGATTTTAGGCTACAACAATCGCTTTGATGTTCCGGTGCTGCCAAGTGAGGTTGGCGGCTCGTTTTTATATCCGGTTGAGGAACCATGGCAAGATGTGACCATTGCCCGCGCCGGACTCAACAACCAACAAATTGCAGACAGTGTTCGCCAAGCGTTTTTAACCGTCAATATGGAAGGTATGCCGCCCGCTCAGCAAAAAAAATACAAAGCCGCGATTGAAGGGGTGCTGACCAATTACCGCAATCAAGTGGAAGATGCGTTCAACGGCGGCGAGGCGCTTTATGGCACAACTCACCATATTTTGCCGCAATGGGGTGACAAACAGATTATCCAATCTATCGGTGACTTGTCACAACGCAATGCTCCACTCAATGAAGGGCTTTTGATGTTAGCGCTAAAGCGACTTGCCGGCGGCTTGGGGCTTGATTTGTCCTTAATTGGCTGGGCGGAAATGCTGGCAGGCGGTTTGGGTGATGGGGCGTCTTTTTATACCTCCGCGCAAATCATGCGCCGCTCGTTTTTAATCCGCCAAGCCCTGATCGATACCTTTAACCACTTAATGACCATTCATTGGGGAATCAAGTACGGTGAAAAATTTGATCACGGTGAATATCCTTGGCAGTTTGACTTTTTTAGCGAGCAAAGCGCGGCGGCAGCTTTAGCGCTCAATAACAAACAAAGCCGCGCCAACACTCTAACCATTCAAACTCAAGCCTTTATGACGTTAAAAGAACTCGGTGTTGACCGTGCCACCGCGCAACTGTTGCTTGAGGATGAAATGGCGCTTGATAATACACTTGCTAAGCGTTTGGCTATTGTGATTGGTACTCAGGGTGATGGCGAAGGTCAGTCTATGGACGCCCAAGGCGTAACAACAGGCAACGGTGGCGAAAATCCCGATGGCAGCCTTGACGGTGATGTCGATGATGACCTTGATGGTTTTGATGATGATTTTGACGATGATAACTATTAAGGCGGTATATCTTGAGAGACGAATTATTGCTTCCCGATTTTGCACTAAATATCCGAGCCAGCGGCAAGAAAGGCAGCATTAAGATCGGCAGCAAGGGCGGTGCAAGCACGGGCGCAGGACCCGCGGCTATTGATCTAAAAACGCTTAAAAAACTGTATGGCACGATGCGCGCAATGGATGTGCTCAGTCAGTGTATGTACCAAGTAAAAATTGAGGATGTCTTTGGGATTGGTGGCGATATTCCGTGGTTTAAAAACAAAAACATCGGCTATTTGGTGACCGAGTCGGACGTGTCGTTTGGCGGCGCAGAAGCTGAGAATAGTCATGCCGGATCGTATGAATTTAGCCTGTTAACCAAACGCACCGCAGATGATATGGATATGACGTTTATTGAAACGATTAACGGTGATATTTTTAAATCTTTTCGAGCGTGTCGAAAGCGGGCTTTTAATGAAGACGGGACAGTAAACGAGCCTAGAAAATATGCGTTTAAATTGTCTATCGCTATTATTAATCCTAAGAAACATACCAACATCGCCCCTGTTGGTCGTGCTTGGATTGTCGGTGTCAAAGAGGGGCGCACGGAGGTATCATCAGCCGGTCGAAGTGAAATCATTAAAAGCACCATTACTTTTCAAAAGCTGATGCCAACGATATTTTTAAAGTAAAAACCCCGCGGTTAGGCGGGGTTTTGGTCATTCATCACTATAATGATTTTTAAGCAACTCCAAGATTAGCTGCTTGCGATTCGGCTCTTTTGATAGCTGCTCATAAATCCGCCGCTCCTTATCGTCATCAAGATAAAATTTGATTTCAAAGCGTTCGGCTTGCCTCTTATTGTTATATTTTGACGTGTATTCACTGTCTGATTTTCTGCTTGTCATCATTTTACCTCTTTGGGGATATCAACGTTGTAAGTTGCTTTAATCAATTCTAAAACCTCCGATAATTTAACTTTAGCCTCGCTACCCAGCACCAAATATTCTTGGTTATTATCAATACTAACTTTGCGATAAGTTTTTAGCTTTGGTTGCTTTTTAGGTTTTGATTTTGGCATTTGCTTTATAAGCAGTAATCGCTGATCCTCTATTGTTCGCAATTTATCTGAGCCAAAAATCTGATAAAGTTCGCCGCTTTTAATTTCGTTGAGGTCTAAATTCTGTACGACCTCAGCACCATCTTCCAAAATGGTCAGTTTTTCAACTTTCCCAACCTTTAATAGTCGCCGCTGTTCTTCAACCGGGATTCTTGATACATGGTTAATGAGATTTCTCTGACCTGCAAAGTCGGTCACAAACTCAGGGATAAGCTTGTTTTGAGCAATCAGCGGTACAAACTCAATCAAACCTTTTTTGTATTCTGATAAATCTATACCCCGATTGGTCAAAATATCCCAAATAACTGCCATTTTTTGCAAATGAAAAACAGTCAGGCTTAAGGAGTTTTTAAACTCTTTTAATAATTGGTTATCATCTAATTGTTGCAAATCGTCTTTGTTGATTAATTCATTCATCATTCTGTTCCTTATTTTGTATGGTTAAATTTTCAATTTTTGCGAAGTCTAGCCGCATTTTCTCAAGTCTTGATCGTGCTCTTGATTGCCTATTAATTGCATTTGCATGGCGTTTGTCAGCGGCAATCTGCTCAGCAGTCATATTCTCAAGCCGGGTTCTTCGCCAATTTCTCACGCCACGGTTATAAATCTCTCTTTGTTCGGGCGTCACATTTTGTTTCTTTGTAAGGATTTCTTCACGATTTCGACGGTAATACGCCTTTGCAGCTTCGCATTGCTTTTGCATCAACTCAGGCGATGATTGCCGTCTTTGCTTTGCGACACTGTAATAATACTCACGCTTATTATCAGGATTGTACGTTTTCCAGCCTCGCGCCTTTGCCTTTTCATACTGCTTTTTGTAGTAATCAGGGTCTTCAAAAATAGCCTCCGCTCGCTTCCGCGCTCTTTGTTGATAGTCAAAAGTTCGGCGGCAATTATCGCTGCAATACTTGGTTCCTAAACTGGTCTGATTGGCGATTGGATTGTTGCAAACTACACATTTTTTGCGGCAATCTAGGCAAATTTTTCCAAGCTTTCTATTTTTTAGGCGGAATAGCTCGATCTCTTTTTCCTGCTGGCATCGTTCGCACATTTTGAATTTTGCCATTTTCACTCCTTGTCTTTAGCGACCAAATATTGCATAATCGCTTTACTGATTCGGTTTACCGAGTTGGTGTGTTTACCATCGCTTAGATGGCTAAAAGCCCTTGACTGCACATCAAGGGCTTTTTCTTTTCTTGGCGATTTAGTTTGATGCTGCTTGTTCAAAAGCGCTGACTACCAAGCGGAATTTATCGCCGTAAGCGTCGCTTGTATCAAGAATTTCGTCCATCGTTTCTTCTGAGACTTCAACAGCATCATTACCAATAGCTACTTTGTTGTAGCGAGGGCTGTAGCTGACAGTTTCGCCGCCGAGCAAGGTATTAAAAGATTTGGCGAAAGGCTTGGTGATTTTAGTAGTGTTCATAATGTTTACTCCGGTTTGGTGTGTTTAATTATCAAGAAATACCTGCACGTATCTTGTCTTGATGTTTGTATTGTAATCTAAGCCGACTTAGATTACAAGTGATATTTTAAAAGAATTAAATTAATTTGCATTAACAAAAATCGCTGGCTGCCAATAAACCCGAAACTGTTTATCTTGACCGATTCCCGACCAAACGCCATGCCAGTGACCGCGCCTGATATGTGGTCGCTTTCGTGCTGATATGCGGCTGTCACCAGCGCCGCATTTTTCATTAAACTGCCTGACCTCACCGCCAAGTCGCTTACCGATATTGTAGATGATCGGCTGGCTTGGCGGAATAAAGACGCCTGTTTTTTTATTGACCCGGTATTTTGGTAGTCTAAGCTGATCGCCGCTAATTGGCTCGCCCTTGATATTGCTAATATCCGGTTCTTCAGCGCAAAGCCAAAGTAGCAATGATAGCAAGTGAAACATGATCTTCATTTCGGTTTCGGCATTGGCGCGACTCAGTAGGGCATCGTTGACGCGGTGCAAATCGCTATCAAAGATCGCTAAAACCGCCTCACGAATGGTCATATTTTTATCAATGGGCAGGATAAGCGGCTGATAAGCGTCGTGAGTCGTCTTAACATCATCATCGACATCAAGCACTAAATTAAGCGCCGGCTGCATTTTGCCATTGACGTTCTGCAGATCAAACAGCGCCCAAAACCCACTACAAACCGCTTGCCTGCCACTGCCTGCAATCACTGTCAGCGCCTTTGGCGGCATCTCGATATAAACACACCACTCAGGCAAGCGCTCAAAAACAATCGACGGTGTATCATCCGGGATGGGTGATTTGATGATTTGGCTAAAAATATCGGGGTCAATGCGGTAAACACCAAGCGTGTTGCGCCACGCGCCAAACAAGTGCAATCCCCAAAAATACCTGAGCAGCGTTAATTGCTCGGCGCTCATACTGTCAACTGTGGTATTACCGATCTTGCCAGCAATCACGGCTGACATTAGCCGTGGTGATGCGCTGTAAATATGGCTTGAGGGGTAAAATACACCATTGTCCGGCGCATTTTTGATTTGCCACTCCTGCATCTGCCGGTAAATCGGCTTGGCGTCATCAAACTCGCGGTTAAACGCTTGCATCTGCTCAAATGGCGTCATTGCGCGTCCTCCATCTTATCTAAATCGGTCACATCATAGCCCTTATCAAGCCAAAATTTGGACTGCTTGAAGCTGGCAGGGAGTGGCGCGTCATCGTTAATGCTATCAATAGCGCCGGTCATCACAAGATGACCAATGACTGCTTGCCAGAGTCGCCAATAAGTTTGGCAGTCGTTACCCGTTACGCGCTCAAAGTCGGCAAACTCTTTAAAGTAGGGCAGTTCAGGCTTGCCAGCTTGCAATTTGTGCAGCGTAATGTCTGCATTAAGATTTGAGAGTAGCAGCTGATAAAACACGCTCAAGCCGTGCATTGACTCAATGTAGGATTGCGCAGGCAGACGCTCAAAACGCTCATACGTTGCAATGGTGCGCTTGTTAAGTTGCACAGCGGGTAGTTCAGCAAGCTCAGAAGCGTTTAAGCCAAGCGCTCGGCGCATGGCAATAAGCTTTAATGTTGTATCGTTCATGATTTTTTTTCCTTAAAGCAAAAAAGCGCCCCGATTAGAGCGCTTAGGGTTGGTTTAATAAATATCAGAGTGGTCAGGAGCGTCGGTAAAATCTGGCTCGTCGCTCAGAAAAACCGGCTCAATGTCAAGGTTGTCGGCGTATTGCTGAGCGAGAGAGTTATTATCCATAAGTTCTAAGTATAGGTTTCTCAAGTCGCTAACAGTGTTAATGCCCTCGATTTCTAAGTCACCAACCATTTCTTGCAAATATTCGCTGCAAGTTTCATCATCAAAATCAGCCTCATATAGATTGTTGATTTTAATAAGTCGTCCGTCTGCGCCACCGTCCTCACTAAGCTCAAGTTTAGCGCTTGGCGTTGAGTAGTCGCCGTGAATGTAAGATTGACCTGCTTGGTAAACTGCTGACATACCCATAACCTCGTTATAAACATCAAGATTATGAAGCACGTACTCAGAAACAAAGTTTGATGAGTGTTTTTGACTGCTGTGATAGTTGTGATCAAAATCAGTAGTAGTAATTGATTGACCGTTTGATAAAGTTAAGTTTGTCATGATCGTAATCCTTTTGTTTGCTGGCAAGTCATGCCAGCTTGATTGCTGTTTGTTTCGTCTGTTAAATAATCTGTTGCCGTATCATCTGTCGTCCAGTTGACGATTCATATATTAAGAGTAAAATTACCCTAAGTCAAGCGCGATTATAAAATAATTTAAATCCTTTTTATAATTTTTTTGGCATATATAAAAAGGATTTATTAAAAATAGATATTTAAAAGTAAATTAAAATAGGTGTTGACATGGGGTAAAATTACCCTTATATTGTACCCATATCAAGCAAGATAACTTAAATAGCAAGACTTAATACGGAGTAAAAAATCATGACTACTTTAATTTTGGATCAAAAGCCAATGGCGTCTATTCACTCAATCCATAGCAAGGATTGCGAGCGCGAAATTAAATTCGCCGCTGGATGTATCTACGCAGTGGTTCTTGCTGACTACTACGGCGGAAAAGGTTACACCACTCACATGAGTGAGCGGGCGGCAGCTAAGATGGCGCATAAGCTGGACAAGGAAGGCTATAGCTACACGATTATCGACACAGACGGCAAAAAGTATTTTAAAGATTACGACTGCGATGGCGATGTAACGCTAAGTGCTGTCATGGGTGAGGATGATATAGACTGCACGATTTGCTAACCTTTTTAAACCAACCGAACCCCGCACCTCGCGGGGTTTTTTTCTTGCCAGCGCTTTTGGAACAGCGCCTACGCCGACCTTAAAATCTTTGGCAGAATAACACCATCTACCAATTTTTTATTAAGGCATGGCAATCATGGCGTACCAAACCACTTATAAAGCTCATACCAAGCGCAATATTTTGCAAGCAGATGGCGAAATCAAACCGCGTTACAGTCGTTATGAGTCCGGCGTCATCACCGGCAATTACCGAAACCTTAACGCCGTCATTGCAGACACGACCGGCTTTGATGGCTTAGGGTTTGACGCAAGCGTTGGCAGTGATGATGACAATTGGTATCTGCTTAACAGCTTTGATGAAAACGGTGCCTATATCGACAGCTTTGCTATTGGCGGAGCGCTTGATGCTGCTCATGCCCTGCAAGTGGCGCGCAGTCAGTTTGATAGCTTAACAAGTGATGACAGCTATAGCTTTGTACTGGTCAGTTCCGAAGCAAGCCAGTTTGATAGCGCAGATTGCGATAACGGCTGGTCAATTGACGCGATCAGCAAGCTATTAGATAACCCATCACAGAATAAAAACTACTTACCTATCATCACCGCAAGCGAGCTTGAGGCGGAGCGCCGGCGCGTCACTTTTGATGAAGTCCAATGGGACTCTATCGAAAGCTTAGCGCTTGCCAGCCACGGCGGCAGCGATAGCACGTTATATCTTGATATGGTTCGCGCTGATAGCCGCCATGAGTTAATCAACGCGCTTGATTTGACCGCAGAATTGCAAGATTTGGGCGCTGAAGAAGAAAGCTTTGATGCTTTGATGGAAACCAAAAACCGGTTGCCGCTACTAAAAGACCGCCTTTTTGCCGCCATGAGCCGTGCCAGCAATGACAGTTTATCGGTGGTTAACGTCACTCAAACCAAGCCGTTTAAGCGTCAAGGCGTGTCGAATATCGCCTTTGTTTTTGACTTATCCGACGGTCAAAGCGTTTCTATTTGGTTCCATAATCCTGACAGCACCCCGCTAAAGCTTGCACCAAGCGACATTATGATTTCTTGGAAATGGATGTTGAACAAGCGTGATGTGACCGCCGTACTGTCACCGAAAAATGGGGATAATGTTCAATTGCCAGTATTGGCGAATCGCATCATGCGTGTGGCTGCTAAAAACAGTAAGCGCTTTAAATCCGCGCAAGCCCGCAAGCTGCAAATGGATCAAGACATTAGCGATGCTGAGCAGCGCATTAGCGATAAAACTAAAACCATCAGCGACTTAGATAGCACCATTGACGACTTAAATAAAAAGATCGACGCAGCAATGAAAGCGCCGAAAATCGAAAAAACTGTGGAAACCGTAGCGGTAGAAGAAAATGCGCCGGCAAGCACTCAAGATACACCAATCTCACCGCAAGAAATCACCAATAAAACAATCGATGATACTGAGGGTTATATAGATACCCTTGCTTTTGAATTATCGCTTTCCGAAAAAGACACTAAATTCAACCCCAAGAACAGCGTCTATCTCGAACGATTCCTTGAGTTTTTGGATGATGATTACGCCAAAGATTTGTCCGAAAACGAAGATGCTAAAAACGCCTATGATGGGCTAAAGCAACTGGTAGCCGCAATCAAGTCAAGAGGTCATACTTTAAGCAAGGCTGATATTAAAACTGTTTATACCTTGCTAAAAGACAGAAAGCTACACCCCAAAGGTATGTTTGACAAAATGGGTCGCTTTTATCTTGAAGATAGCGAGCTTGTGGACGTTAGAGCACCAAGCACTAAGTACCCTTATACTCAAATGAATGCCGCACGAACCTCAAAGTTCATCGTAGCTATGGCTGATAAGTACAACGTCAATTACTTAGAAGAATTAATCGACTTATTTAATAAGGACAAGAGTTACAACTTCTCTATTCCTGAAGATGGTCGTAAACCCGAGCCTGTTATTGAGGATAACGCCACTCAAGATGAAAACACGCTGGCAAGCGCTCAAGATGAATCAGCCGCGCCTACCGAGCAAGCAGCAACCCCAAGCAACAGTATTACCACCGGCAAAACAAGCCAAGCCAAAACCCCTAAAGGCACAAAAATCAGTAGTAAATTTGCTTTGGTTGAAGCCGAAAAGTTGGTCGCCTCGCATTCTGCAAGCGGCGCTGAAAACCCTGATTACCCGCAAGAATTACAGCCGCGTGACCGAAGCCGTGACGCCTCAATTGCATGGGTGCAAAAAACCTCAAAAGAGCTTGATCCTGAAAGCTTGGGTCGCAGTAGTCGCGTTGATACCGGCGCGCCTATCGTTGGTGATGACTTAATCGTGGAAAGCGGCAACGGTCGCACCATTGCTATCAAGATGGCGTACGCCAATGGTGATGCTGGCGAGTATCGTAATTGGCTTGCTGATAACGCTGATATGTTTGGCTTTAGTGCTGAGCAGGTCGAAAAATACAAGCACCCTATTTTGGTACGAATCCGCATCACCAACATTGACCGCGCCGCCTTTACTGTTGAAGCCAACCAAGACGACAAGCTGAGCTTTACCGCGTCAGAGCGCGCCAAAAGTGACGCCAAACGCTTGACTGGTGGAATGCTTGAGTTGTTCACACCAAGCGAAAACGGCGACCTGCTTGCTGCAAGTAATCAGCAGTTTGTTAAAGCGTTTTTAGCAAGCCTTGGTGAAACGGAAGCGGCGCAATATACCGACAGTAACGGTCAGCCAACGCAAGCTTTAGCCACACGAATGAAAGCGGCGGTATTTAGCAAAGCTTACGATGATGATCGCTTGCTTGAAATGATGGCGGATCAAACCAACCCTGAATTGCAAAACATGATTAACGCGCTAAGCCTTGCTGCTGGCAAGTTTGTCGAGGCGCAAGCCAGCAACCGCGCTCAAGCTCAAGATGTGGCAGATGGTCTTGTTAACGGCATTGAAAAATCTATTGATGATGAAGTCAAAAGCGCGATTGTGGAAGCAAGCAACGTGCTATTAAGCGCCAAGCGCAACAACCAAGACGTTGCCGAGTATGTTAAGCAGCAAGGCTTATTTGGTGATATTGATGACGCCACCGCCGAACTTGCAGTATTCCTTGCTCAAAACGCCCGAAGCGCTAAAAAAATGGCAGAGTATTTTAAAGCAATGGCAGGATTTATTGACAGTGATGCCAACAAGCGCCAAACGCTTGATATGTTTGGCGAGCCTGAGCCGCTAAAACTTGCCGATGTTATTAGTCACGCCAACCAAGTTATTGCCGACAATGATTTATTCAGCCAACTTGAAAACGAACCCGAAGCACAAACTACCCCCACGCCCGAACCGCAAGGCGTAGAGGAAAACGCGCCCCAACAAAACGAGCCTGACATGACCATTGAAAACCGCTTAGATGACATTGAAAAACTGGTTAATTCAGACGACTTTGAGCCAAACAATGAACTGCTTGAGGAGCTAATCCAAATCGCTGATGAAGTGGCAAGTGATGAAGCGCTCATGATCAAAGTAAATGCCATTAGTGAAGCGTATCAGAAAAGACTTGCTGAAATTAGCATCAAAGCGCTGCAAGATATGGCAAGCACATCATGAAAAAGACGCCCAAAAATGCAAGCAAACCCACTACCCAAAGCCCGTCAGTAGGAACGGTTTGGCAACAAAAGGGGTTAAACCCCCATTTGATTGCTCGAATACGCCGAGTTACTGAAGGCAATATTGAGGGCGGGCAGGGTAAGCAAACTTACAACGTGGATACCACTCAACCATTTGTTGAGGGGCTGTTTGAGGATGCTGACTTTACTATTGAATCGCAATATAGCACCCCCTTTGAAGCCTCAAACCCTGAAAGTCGATTGCCAAACCTCATGGGGATGATCCAATCAGGGCAGGCAAGCGCAGCGCTTTATAACGTGTTTGCAATGGCAGGTGATCCAACAGGTATGGCGGGCGCGTTAGCTGAAAGCGTGGGCGATGTTGCCTCCGCCGTAGGTGAGGTAACCGGAATCAGTGACGCAGCAAGCTCAGCGTTTGGCGAAGCAGATACTGCCCTACGCGGTCTCATGGGTCGCTCCAACTTTACTAAACTCAACAGCCGCCAAATTTATACTTCAAGCAACTCAGTTCGCATTTCCGGAAGTTTGGTTTTTCATGCGTGGGCGGATGCTAAAGCAGAGGTTGAGGATGCCATCGAGCTTTTGCAAAGCTGGGCTTCCCCTATTGAATTGTCCGACCAGTCGCTTTTTGTATCGACGCTTGAAAGCGGCATATCAAAGGGGTTGTTCCCCTCTTTAATCCCGCCGTTGGTGCAATTGAGATATGGCGGCAAAACCTATAACCCAATGGTTATTGAGAACGTATCGGCGCCCATCACAGCGCCCATGAACAAGCAAGGCAATCGCATCTTAGTCAGAGTACAAATCACCCTACTGTCACTTATGGCGTGGGACTCTAACGATATTTTAAAAATGAGACGGTAAAAACATGATAGCCACCACAACCTTACGATTGCTTAATGATCGCGAAATCACCCTTCCTGAACTCAATTATGAGCAGGCGATTGATATTTCCAAAATCCCGCCTGAATTTAATGAAAAACGTATTAGCGCCATGATTGCTCACTTGAGCGGTGACGCTAAGCTTGCCGCAAGCTTAACCGTTCAAGAGCGCTATTTTATTTTACTTAATCACCATGCGATTACCGAAAGTGAGTTTATCGGTCAGGTCGGTCAAGGCTACCTAAAAGACTATACCAAAAACACGATTGAGCGCGAAATACCCGCCACGACTGCGGTAGGGGAGTTAGTGGTCTCGCATTTATACGGCGCTCATGCCTGCGTGATCGAGAGTTTGGCGGAAAACGTAGCGGACTGGGTAGCCGCGCAAATGGCATGTCAAATATCTGGCAATGTCGCTTATTTTACTGGTGGCGAGGCGATGATTTGGGAGCCGGTTACACCGTTCATGAGTGATACTGAGATCAACGAGAAGATCCAAGAGCGCTTTGCTTTTATCAGCAGCCTATCAGTCAGCAAATTCAATAATTTGGCAAATGTTTTTAATATGGCACTGATTGATTTGGAGCACTTTTTGAACATAGGCTTTGATAATGACGGCATCACTATTGTCCCGCAAGGAGGTGCTGGTGATAACTCGCCGGCGCGATTTTGCGCCCTTGAGTGCCTACACGGGGTCATCGAGCGATTATCAGAATGCGTTGCTGGACGACGTTTTCACAATGATGGAACACGGGAAAATGAGCTTGCCGGAAGCGCTTAAAATAGGACTGTCTTTTGCAAAAATATATCAAAAGTCCAATGCGTTTGATCGCACAACGCAAAAGATGGAAAGCGAGCGACTTTATAAAACGGGCGTCATTGGTTGTCTAAATGCGCTTATCAAGGTCACAAGTAGTCGTCGATAAAACAACACTTAAAAGGAAAGATCATGTCAGAACTCAAACGCTATAACGCATTAAAAAAAGTGCAAGCCAAGCCAATGAATCGCCAAGAGTATAACGACTTACGCGGTTGGGATTTGCCGGCTGATGAAGATGGTAGTGATGATGGCTATCTAACCGTAGATATTAATGCCGAGCCAAACCTTGCTGGATATGATGGCTACGTGTCGTGGACGCCAAAAGCGATGTTTGAAAGTCAATTTCATGAAGTCAGTAGACAACAAGCTTGCACCGCACCAAAAGATGATCGCGAATTGACCGATGACGAAATCAAGCGCATACGCGAAACTGGCTCACTGTGCGACTGTCATGAGTTTGTAGACAGTGATGATAGCGAATTACCAAACCCTATCACTCCTGAGTTTTTAGAAAGCCAAATCGTAAGCGTGACTTATACCCAGTTAGGCAAAACCTTAACCCACTGTCAAATCGAAGTAAAAAACGGCTTTGTTTTTACTGGTGAATCCGCTTGCGCTGACCCTGAAAATTTTGATGAGGTCATTGGTCAAAAAATCGCTTTTGAAAACGCAAAAAGCAAAATGTGGATGCCTTACGGCTTTCTGCTCAAGCAGCAGCTTGCTGAGTAACTCATTACCAAATCAACAATAAGCAGGGGATTGCGATGACGCACCGCATTGAAGCGGCAAAGCTGGCAGTCATTAGTATCATGCAAAGCGGGGTACACGGCGTAATTGCAGCAGCGGGCGCAATTGGGCTTAATCAGCAGCTCAACCAAACGCACAATTTTTTATATCTTGATTTACCGATTTGGATATTTTTTGTCTTGGCGCTGTTTTTATCATTTGTCGGCTCGCTCTTTTCTTTACTGACTGACTTAATGAAAGACCCTTCATTAACGTTTGGGCAAAAGGTTATCAACCTGACGCTTGGTTTTGCAGTTGGTGTGATCAGCTCTTTTGTGGTCCTGCCTGCCATCACCGCCAAGCCGCCTGTCCAACTTTTGATGATCACGGCGCTTATCATGTCGTTTGTCGGCGCAATTTTAGTTAAAAATATTGGCGACTTCGTTCGCAGTCCTGAGCTTTGGCTGGCGGTTCAATCGATGGCAAAAGAACTGCTAAAAGAAGTTAAAGACATTTTAATTGAGCGTTTTAAGATCTTTATTACGTTATTTTTCGGAGGTCGCAACAAGTGATTGCAGATCTATTACGTGAACTTTTGCATTGGCGCTGGGTGAATTTATCGATACCGTTTATCGGTATCGGCTCATGCTTGTATCTATTTTTTAGCGGCAAAATTTGCACAAGGCAATGGACCATATCATCCGCTTTGGCGCTGTCGGTCATTATTTGGTTGATGCTGATTTGGGCGGACTGGGGAAGCGTGACATTTCAGCCATCCTACCAATCCATGCTGTCCCGCGTTTTTTTATTGATGGCAGCACTACTAATTGTGCATCACCTGCGAATGCTGGCGCGAGTGATGAGTTTTTTAAGAGCCAAAAACAAGCGCTTAGCCGCCGAAAATCAACAATTAAAAAATACCATGAAATGCTTACAATGCAGGCTTAACCAAAAAGGAGACTAATTGACATGAGCAATCAAGCGATTACCGATACCGATATTTTTAAAAAACTGCGCGAGCACTTGGAGCCAGCAAAGCTATCGCAATTGGTTGTTGATATCACCAATAAAGCAATGAATGATGATAAATTTCGTGATGAAATCATTGATCGCTTGGAAGTGGTTGCCAAAGAAGCTGACGCCGTGGCTGGCAAGCGACCGTACAACTTGACCTTAGAAAATTTAAAAAAGGTTTACCCGAGCGTCAATCCAAAAGCGATTGATATCATTTTAAAGTATGCGCCTAAGTATAAAATCCTTACTAAAAAGCAGATGTGCGCGTTTATCGCAACCTGCTTGATTGAATCGAACGGCTTTAATGCTAAGCGCGAAAGCTTTAATTACCGCCCTGAGCGCTTGTTAGAAGTGTTTCCAAAGTCGCGCATACCGAACCTAGCTTTTGCACGGAATATAGTAGCTCAAGGTCAAGTAGCTTTAGCGAATCACTTATATGGCGGGCGATTTGGCAACCGCGCCGGCACGGATGACGGCTGGGATTATCGCGGCGGCGGCATTATTCAAAACACCTTCCGCAGTAATTATTACATTTTGCAAAACATGACGGGGATCAAGTTTGGTGACAATCCAAAGCTAATTGAAGATTTGGATAACTCAGTTCAAGCGGCAATGGCATTTTGGAATATCAATGGTTGTAATGAAAAAGCCGAAAAGATCAATACTTACGCTAATGGCTATACGCTCAACACGTTGAACAGCAAGGGCGTTGAAACTAAAGATTATAAAATGAACTACGGCGCTCGCATTATTCGCCAAACCGTCAACGGCGGCTTAAATGGTTATGATGAGTTTTGCCAAACGCTTGAGAAATGCTTACGATACTTATAATACCTACGAAGATCTCATCAAGCCTTGCACAAGCGGGGCTTTTTGTTGGAACGCCTGACAACTCAAGGCGTCAATCAATGTGATAATAAGGCATTAGCCACCCCGTAAAAGGACAACTTAATGCCATCAAACACAATGCAGCGCCTTGAAAACATCAAGCTGCTACAAAACGCCTTAACCGACCTAAAATCTGCAAGCGGATTTCTTGCCCGCGCCAACGCTGCCAAATATTTGACCGATATTTTGACCAAACTTGGTTATTTGGGCAACACTAAACCCGCCAGCCCACCTGACGATGACCTGATTGATGATGACTCAGAGGACAGCTTTAGCGACAATGTAAATGACGAAAACTACCGTTACGCCGATACAGGTTACATTTCAGGCAGCCACAAGGAGCAGGCGCGAAACCGGATCAAAGAGTTGGCGCAAGAAGGTCAAACGGTAAAATCCACTGATATTGAATGGGACGAGATCGAAGCTGATCCGCTACTGGCTGAAGATGTGATTAAAAAATCAAACATCATGGGTAAAATCGACTACCAAGCAATGAAGGATAGCGACGGTGATGCCGCAACTGCTTTCATGATCCAAAAAGTCCTGGCGTCTATTGCCCCATCACCGCATTGGGATTTGTCCTATTTTGTCAAAAACAGCAATACCGGTCGCAAAATAATTAAAGGTTTGCGACCTAGCGACTTAGCAGCCGTGTTTGATCAGCTTGAACAAAACAGCATTGCAGATCAGCAAAAAATGGCGCGAAAAGCCTACGTGACCGGCATCAATTCTCTTAAGGCGCGAATTACCAACATTAAAGACATTAAGTCGTTGGTCGCTGAATTAAAGCTGATTGCCAGTGAAATGGGCGGTTTTCAACTTAGCGCAGGCGAGAGTGATGAGTATTTACGGCAGTTAAAAATAAAAGATGATATGGCGAGTGATCTGCTTGCCAAGTCCAAAAAACTGGAAGCAGATTATGACCGCGCGCGCCGGCAAGCCATCAAGTCTATGAATATAAGCGACAAAGACGCTGATTTGGTGTATTACAATAAAGGTGATTTTGAAGTTTATACCGGTTGGGTGGGTAGTGGTTATTTCAAAACTCGCGCGATGATAGATTGGCTTGACGATCAGGATAAATCAGCGGACCATCAGAATTATCAAATCACACGAACCGACAGCGCCATTGTCAGCCGTAAAGATTACGAGCCATATCTCGCTCAATTCAAAATGCTAGATAAAATGCGCGTAACCAATAGCATTGACGCACTTAAAAATGATATGACAAGCCTTGCGTGGGTGTCTTTAGGTGAGCGCTTTTGGGCGATTATCGAGCTGACCTCAGCCGCTTTTGTGAAGCACGCCAACGCAGGATTGCGCGGTAAGTACAATGATTGGGGGCTTGTGATCCCAAAAGATGATGCAGGCAAGCCGGCATCCAAAGGCAAAAAGAAAAAAACGTTTGAGCTAATTGTTGCTGATAATATCACCCGAATCGGCGGCGAGCCGGTCACAATCAACTCAACCAGCGAGCTTAAAAACACCTTTGGCTTTCGTGACATTCAATCAGGCAGTTGGGTATTAAACGATAAAGATAGCGCAAAATTTCATGTAGAAAACGCGGCAGCAAGTATGCTTGATCTGTCCGATGTGGTAGGGATTGATCCGCAATCATTGGCGTTTGGTGGCAGATTGGCGTTAGCTTTTGGCGCGCGTGGTCGCTCAGGTGCGCTTGCACACTATGAGTCGGATCGACGCGTTATTAACATCACCAAAATGAAAGGTGGCGGCTCACTGGGGCATGAATGGTTCCATGCTATTGATAATATTTTAGGTGAGGTGATGGGTGTTGACGGCGCAACAGGCGCAGGGAACTTCTTGAGCCAAACGCCTGATTTGGTCGGTGACAATATTGTCGGAACGCGGTTCAAAGAGTTGCAGGATGTCATGACGCTTGGTGTCACGCGATCTCCTGAAAAATTTGCCATTACTCAAAAGGATGTGGACCTTGCCATCCTTAATATCAAAGATGGTACTCGCAACACGATGAGTCAGATTATTTTTGATGCGAAAGACGCGCAATCGGCAGTCTTAGCGGTTGATGATCGATTACAAGGCAATCGACCTGCCAGCCGGCGCACTAAAAACCATAACACATGGCGAAAAATAGCCGCCGCTTATCATAGCGTGGCGTTTATTGACCAAACAATTTACCTCAATACCGGTGAGCGTGTGTCGCAATTTTATGCCAACTCAAAGGAGCTGGACGCTGGCAAGTCAAAACCTTATTGGTCCAGTCTGCATGAAATGGCGGCACGGTCCTTTCAAGCGTTTTTAGAAGATAGTCTAAAAAATAAAGAGCGCCGTAACGACTATTTAAGCTTTGGCGCGGACAATGCGCTTTATAGCAACCACAAAGCCTATCCGGAAGGCGAGGAACGAAAGCTGATTAATGCAGCCTTTGATCGGCTGTTTGAAACAATCAAGCAAGAGCGAATATTTGAAAATGCAAGTAAGGACCAAGCAATGATGGATTCTATTTTCGGCGCTAACCATGAGGTTGTTCTGTAGCTAAATACAGCTAAACTTAGCCATCTGTAGCTAAGTTTAGCTATTAATGTCTAAAAGTACACTTAGCAATCAAGCAACGGTCAAGCAACAAGAGTCAATAATAGCAAGGGTTTGATATGGATTTTTCATTTTTGCTTGCTTCTAAATCAAGAAACCAAATGTCTAAATTACACCGCAGTTGGTCTAAAATTACACCGCAATGTCTAAATTACACGTCTTAGTTTTCTTTAGTTTTAAATAAATTTTCTTGTTGTTCACGTACTCTTATAGTACACCAAATATATAAAATGAATTTAATATTATAAATATCAGTTAATTATAAAGACAGTCCATGCTCCCGCCATCTCCACCAAACACTAATTTAGGGCTGACCGTCATAGACCGTCAGCCCTTTATTTTTGCGGCTTGTAAGGCAATCAGCCTACACCATAAGCCGCCCTAATACGTGGCAAACCTTGCAAAATTGCGGTATATTTTACGGTATATTTTATACCGTCATGGAAATATACCGTCATGCCCTTAACTGATAGCCAAATCAAACGCCTAAAGCCATCAAGCGCTTGCACCCCTAATAATCCTGATAAATATAGCGATGGCGATAACTTGCGCCTTTGGGTGCGTCATAGTGGCAGTAAGGCATGGGTAAGTGATTATAGCTTTAATGGTAAGCGCCAAAGCCTGACCATTGGCAAATACCCCGCAATGGGGCTTGCTGATGCCCGCCAGCGCAACCAACAAATAAAAGATTTACTAGCGCAAGGCATTGACCCAAAGCAGGATAAGAAGCGGCGCAAGGCTGATAGTGATGGCACAAAGTCTTTTGATGCCATTGCTCAACAGTGGTATAGCGAGCGCAAGACCTACCTTGCTGAAAGTACCTTTAGCCGCAACTATTCCGCCTATTTGCGCGATGTAAAGCCCGCTATTGGTCATCTTAATATAGACGATATAACCGCCCCTGATGTGCTTGCCATTGGCAAAGCAGTAGAGCAGCGCGGCGCTAATGAAATGGCAAAGCGTACCATTAGAGAGATAGGGCAGATATTCAAACACGCCGTTAGAAACGGCTTGGCAATAAATAACCCAGCCATTGACCTTGCCGCCGCTATCAAGCCTCATAAGACCGTGAACCATAAGCGCATCAACGTGCAAGAACTGCCAAAGCTGCTACAAAGCATTAACGCCTATGAGGGTGATATTTTGGTAAGGCTGGGCTTTTGGGTGATGTGCTACACGTTTGTGCGAACCAGTGAGCTACGCTTCATGGAATGGTGCGAGATTGACTACAAGCGCCGCCTTTGGACAATACCCGCCGATAAGATGAAAGCGGGGCGGGTGCATATCGTACCGCTAGCGCCGCAAGTGATTGCCATTCTTGAGCAGATACGCGCCTTTGGCTTTTCGGATAAGTATGTTTTCTTTAATCCATCGACCCGCAAGCCATACAGCCAAAACGCTTTTATTACTGCCCTATGGCGCATGGGCTATAAGGGGCGCATGACAGGGCACGGCTTTAGAGGGCTTGCCAGCACCACGCTGCATGAACAAGGCTTTAAGCATGAAGCTATTGAGCTGCAATTAGCCCACGATAGAGAGAATAAGATTAGCGCCGCTTACAATGGGGCACAGCACTTGCCTTATCGCATTGACATGATGAACCAATGGGCAGACTTTATTGATAGCGCCCATGCGGGCAAGCTGGATAACGTCATTCATGCAGACTTTAAACCAAAGGCACAAAAGCAAGGCTAAGCCGCCAATGGCAGACCTATATTTAATTTTTATAGCTTTTTAAATACAGGTAGGGGCTATGTTTACGGCATCAATATAAATATAAGGCTTATTTATACTTACCTAAAAACGTGCCTAAACTGCCTAAATAGCGTCTAGCCCTTATATGGCAAAGGATTAAGTCATTAAGACCCAATGCCTAAGCGTGCCTAAGTTGCCTTTATTTGCCTAAATTGCTTAAACCACCAGTTTTGATAGCAAATGCTGTCAATCCAATTGCGATACTAAATAGCTATTGTTAGTATCAATAAGTGGTACTATAATAAAACATAAGCTAAGGATAAGATATGCAGCGTAAGCACTTAAAAACACTCAATATTATATTTACTAAGCCTATATCAGCAAATATAAAATGGGCAGATATTGAAGCCCTATTTATCGCATTAGGGGCAGAAGTTAGCGAAAGGGCAGGCTCAAGAGTGGCGGTAGTGTTAGATGGTGAAGTTCAAGTTTATCACCGACCCCACCCCCAGCCGACAACGGATAAGGGCGCGGTTGCCAGTGTTCGCAAATGGTTAGATAGCTTAGGGTATAGCCCTATTGATGACGCCCGCGCTACTGCCCCCACAACGGATAATAAGGAGTAATCATGCAAAATATTATGATGATTAATGACCATAAAGCCATCATTCAATACGACCCTGAAATAGACCTATTCCGTGGTGAATTTGTTGGCTTAAACGGTGGCGCTGATTTTTATGGTGACAGCATCACCGCTTTAGAACATGAGGGCAGGCAGTCACTACAAGCCTTTTTGGACGTTTGCCAAGAGCAAGGTATTACCCCTTACAAATCCTTTTCAGGTAAATTTGTAACCCGTATGCCAAGCGAGTTGCATGAGCAAGTCAGCACGATTGCTACCAGCCACGGCATGAGCCTTAATCAGTGGATAACCGACACGCTTGCCAATGCTGTCAAAAGTGAGGGCATGGCGTAACAACTTTGCAAGGCTAGGAGTAATTACCCGAACGACAGCAAACCACACCCTAATGCTGTCAGCGCCTTGCACCTATTTTTATTAAAGGGTGTAGGGGTGTGGATTATGTTAGGAGAGCATCAAAGCTATTTAGTAGATTTAGATTTATTTACTCCAAATGAAATAGCTTGTTTAGTTTGCGACTTAGACCCAATTTCACTCAATATTGGTAATAGAGGATATAAACAGATTATCAAAATGATTGAAACGAGTATAAAGGCAGGCAAGCTTAAAGTTTTTAATGATGAGGGATTAATTTTAGTAGATGAAGTTAAAAGATACTTAGCGGATAAAGGCTATACGCTCGAGAGGTTTAACGACAGCTTAGATGAAGCAGTATTGATAGACTGTAATAACAACAAGCCAGCGCCATCACAGGAAAATGCTACCAGCCAGCTTAATGACCATACCGAAAAGAGTTATCAAACCACTATAGGCTTGCTATTGGAGTTAATGACCACGCCAAAGGGTATAGACGGTAAGGCACCATTTCAAAGCCAAGCCACCATAATAGGAGATATATTAGATAAGGACATTCAAGGACAGCGCAAAACCACTTTAGAAAATCGCTTTAGAGATGCAAATCTAATGCTAGCCGATGCCAAAAAGAAGCGCCCTAAACCTAATTAATAACCACCCCAAAACAAACCTATACCCCATTTAGGGTATGACTTTACCCCATTTAGGGTGCTGCATAATATCCTACTACATAACATAGCCCATGTAAGCCGTAGCAGACCGTTACGGCATAGCATGGAGTTATACAGATGGCACAGCCTACCACCAATAGCGAAGTAATCGCTTTCAATCAGCCAAGCGCTGACAGCCCCGCCGAAAATCATGGCGATATGCCTTACTTGCCACCGCAAGGCATGAGCCGCGCAAGCCAGCTTTTGCCCTTTCTGCCCTTTGGCAGCACCACGCTTTGGAAATGGTCAAAAGATGGGCGCTTTCCTGCCCCAGTGAAGTTGAGCCCTACCATGAGCGCATGGCGTAACGCTGACGTTTTAGCATGGCTTGAGAGCCACACGGCAAGCGAGGCTTAGCGATGACCACTACACGGCAAAGTTATCATCAAATCATCATGGCGCACTTGATGGCGGGCAAGTCTATTACCAGTATGCAAGCTTTTAGCTTATACAAAATGACTTGCTTACCCCAGCGTATCAGCGAGTTACGCGCTAATGGTATTGCCATTCAAGATGAATTTATCAAACACAATGGCAAACGATTTAAGCGCTATTGGATAGATGCAAGCGAAGTAAACGGGGGCAATAATGATTAATCAAGACCTTAAAACCACTGACAAGGCGCAAACCCATTCAGCCAATCAAGGCAGATTGCTTATAATCGCTATTGCATGGCTGGCAGGGCTTAGCGTGATTTGCTCAATTGTAGGCTGTCAGCAAGCACTTAAAGCGATTGCAACCGATGGCGCAAGCGGTTATGATGAACGCCTCTCAAAACTTGTTAGCGGACAGCCAATCCGTAACCCTTTGGCTTTTTTTGTGCCTGATAATGGTGCAGCCTCTCAAGCTGTCACTATGCCATCAAGTACAGCCCCAAACGCGCTTAAAAACGCCTCAAGGGGGCAAACCATCATATCTATGGCAAATCACTTGCCAGCCGATTATGACGGGTTGACGCTGCAAAATAGAACAGCCGAAAGGCGAATATGCGGGGCGGTTTCTAACAAGACCGAGAGTAAGACCCGTCACCCTATACTTTCATTGTATAGCGTGGCTTTCACTCAAAACTTGTTAGGAGGGCATAATCATGCCTAAGTCAATCAACACCCCATCAAATACCCAAAACGCTGCTACCAACGCGCCTACCCCATTCAAAGCGGGTATTTCTGTGCTTGCGCCGTCATTAAGCCCAAAGCCCTTTATGCTGCTAAATGACCCTCACGGCTTGCGCGACCTTTTGGCAATCAGCTTTGAGGGCAGTTATTTTTACTACGATAAAAACGGCTATTTGGTGCGTTCCGATTCCACAGAAACGGACGACTTTCAGCCCTCGCTATTCCATAACACGCCCGCCAACCGTCAAGCGATTGCAACGCTATTGGGTGCTGGCAAGCCCGCTCCTTTGGTGATTGATACCACAGATGATAATGATCAAGAGATCATCATGCTTTCAGCTTTTAACATGAAAAGCTTTGCTTGTGATATTAAACATGCCGCTGACACCTTGGACGATATAGCGCAAGTATTAGGGCTTATTCATTATGAAAAGGTGGAAAGCTTTACCGCTAAATCATTGGCAAGACTTGCTCATGAAAGCGCCAATACCTGGTCAGAACTATTTTATTTAAGCTTAGATAACATCAACGAAACCTTGGCCAAAACGTCATACGGCAAGGCAGGTGAATAATGAAAACTTATTCAAAGCCAAGCCGTAAGTATGCCAAACGCAAACGTCACTTTAAGCAGTACCGTGACAATCGAGCGCCAAAGCATAAGCAGCCGCACTATAGCGACTGCAACGAGCCACATTATCAGCTAAGGGGGAATAGATGACCACCACACCACAAAATCAAGGCAAGAAAAAAGCCCGCGATGGCGGCGCGGGCTTTTCGGACTTGCTTCATACTTTCAAGCCAGCCACACGGCAAGAACTGGCAAATGATGCTTTGTTACTAAAAGCTGATGGCTTGCTTGAGCCTGAACGACTGCTAGCAATCACAGCAAACCTAACTATAACCGATGGCGCGAATGCTGGCAAGATAGAACAGACAGCGGGCAGCATTGCGCTTGCCTTGACTGATAAGCATGATGAAACGATAGGCGCGGTATTCTATCAGCCAAACAGCAATCAACTGCCTACCGTCATTACCTATGCAGACCACGCCGCAATCATCATTGGTGAGAACGACCCAAATAGCGAAGTTATCGCCTTTAATGACCTAGATTATGCGCTTGAATATTACAGCCACACGGTACACTTAAAGCAGACTATCATTGTCAGCCCCATAAAGCGCAACCGCCAACAGTTTAAAGATGCTATTGATCATTGGGGCAATGATCGCCGCGTTATTGTGCCAATGACCCTTGATGATCATAGAACCAAAAAATTATTGGCAGGCGTGAACGCTCAAGCTTGGATAACCGTAGCTGATATTGTGACCATGCTTGATGGTGGCAATACCTTTGATGACATTCAAAATGAGGCTGACATAGTAGAGCTGCAAGCGACAGGGTGGGCAGACCCCGAACCTTTAGCCAATGACCCAAGCAAACCCACTGATTACCCTATTCACGCCTTTAATGGGCTGCTACGGCGTGTCATTGAATGGGTGGCTTATTATGCTCAAGTACCGCAAGCAATGGCGGGGCAATGCGTTTTAGGGGCACTAGCGCACATGGGGCAGCGCTTTATTGATGCGCCCTTTGGTCATGGCTTCATGCCAGCAAGCCTTATCTTAATCACGGAGGGGGAAAGCGGTAGCGGCAAAACTCAAGCCATGAGCCTGACCCACTTTAAGATAGAGCAGCATGAGCGCCAAAAATACAAACAATACTTAGATGATATAGACGTTTGGGAAAGCGATAAGGCAGGGCTTAAAGGTAAGGAGCTTGCAGACTTTAAAGAAGCAAACCCCATGCCCTTGAACCCTAAAACCATGTTTAAAGAAGCCACCATAGAGCCTATTTTAGATATGTTTATCAGCGGTCAAATTAATAGCGCATCATGGACAACAGACGAAGCAGGGCAGTTTTTCAACGGTCATACGATGAAAGGTGATACCGCTGGCAATGCCTTATCATCACTGACCACGCTTTATAGTGATGGCGAGGTATCGCGGGTAAGGTCACAAAAATCAGCGTTCGCTACCCCAAAAACTGATGCTTATGACGTTCGCATGACGCTACTTTTACAAGGTCAGCGTGTCGTCTTAGAACCCGCTTTAACTGACCCTTTAATGAATGGGCAAGGCTTTTTAGCAAGGGCTTTGATTGCTTGCCCGCCTGATTTGCGAGGGCAGCGCGTTTGGAACGATGCCAGCCGCCGCCGTGATGACCCTAATGATAATCCTGACCTAATCGCCTATTGGTCACGCTGTCAAAGCTTACTTGACCCAACCCCAGCCAATGAGCCTACAACAGCGCAAGGGCAGCCTGAACGCATTAAGATGCGCTGGGCAGACGATGCCACCGAACAAGCCTTTTACGAGCAGATGCAAGCGATTGAGAACCGCCAAGCCAGCGGGCAAGCTTTGGAATACCTAAAAGCCTATGCGTCACGAATGGCAGAAAATGCAAGCCGAATAGCCGCGCTGATAGCCTTTTTCGATGGGCGTAAAGTCATCAATAAAGATGATATAACCCGCGCCTTTTTGTTGGTTGAGTATTCCACCAGTGAGCGCTTGCGCTACCTTGATGCCACGCCCACAGGTGAGCAGAACGACAGTGAGATGCTAAGTAGCTGGCTTGTCAGTAAGGCAAAAGACAAAAAGCCCGCCATTTTGAACCGTACTGATGTTTTCAACGGCGCACCTAAGCCTATGCGGAAAAATAACAAGTTGCTACAGTGTGAGCTTGATAACTTGGAAAGCAAAGGACACATTAAGCAATCAGTCGATGGGCGCAAAAAGATTATTGAGGTAAACCCAAAGCTATTTGATGCAGCCAGCTAA